AAAGCCATTGTCAGCTTTTGTCTCACTGGATTGGTGTTGAACCTCTAAGATCTTTTGTGTCGCCAGAGTGAATCTTCCCACTATGATACTACGATTTGCCACTCTAGCAGTATCGAGTGAGCTGGCAAACTCACTAGTTCCTACCAGAAGTGTCGCAGCATCCGTTATGTTTTGCAGTCTCGTCTGATGCAAGCCAACCTGTCGTGCAGGAGCGGAGATAAGACAGCGATATGTTCCCGCATCCAGAGTGATCTGGTTTGAGCCGATGCTACAAATACTACTAGCGTCTGCAAGCTCCTCGTTGATATCCCTCGTCCGCCAGTCCCCAAGAGTGAAGGTGCCCCCATCAGTATTCTGGTTCTTCTTGTCTCTGACGCAGACATAATCACGCACACTATGGTCGTACATGGAATGATCATGATCTGCTAGGCCAGCCAACCCTCCATGGTCCAGTTGCTTGCCGTGCCCAGCTGCACCCGTATGGTCATGCCCCGTTGCAGTATCGAGTACGTCATCTCTCAAGTCGTTGTACTGATCCTTTAGGACTTTGACATCCCCTGCACCAAGCTCACTACTGTTTGGCATCTTTACTCTCCTAACTGCCCACTAGTTGCCAAGAACACGTAATCGCCAGATGATATGGCGAGCCTCATTGAGCCCTTTAGGGCTACCTACCGAGAACTCTCCTCTACAATACATATCCCCATTCTCCAGGAACAGCCTGATGAAGTCAATTCGATCGAGAAGTGAGGCTAGGAGTGATGTATCATAGTCCAGCACGAAATAGTCAATTAGTTGGTTGAGGGCAGGACTTCCCACCTTAGAGTCATATGCAGATATCCTGAATGAGAGCCACTGCCAACCCTTGGCAACATCACCATGGGCTGTATTGAATTGCCAGTAGTTAGCAGCGTCGTTGCCAATCTTAATCCTAAGATTGCCGTCTAGGGAGTCAGTATCATCCACATAGTAGAAGAGCTGGAGCCAGGCTGAGGTAGTAATGACAGGGGTGAGGCTGGTCACATAGTCATCTATGCGGTCAGTGCCTGTATGATCGAGAAGGGCCTTACAGTATAAGTAGATATAGCAGTTGTATGAACTTAATGCGTAGGCTTCGGTACAGAGTTGCATATCATCCTCATAGAAATAGATATTGCCGCCTGAGATACGAATTCTGAGTTGACCGGTTGCTGCTGACCAACCAGCGTTGTGAAGCTCAGTTGGTGCTCCCCCCACCTGCTTGCTGACATAAATCGTGGAGGTGTCCTTTCGCTTACCGATAAAGTAGAGATCATTCTCGGTATATGGATCCGAGCTAGTGACCTTGGTCAGAGAGATAATGATAGCCCTATTCTCACAGTTAGCTTGGTCAACTGTGATACAAATTTCTGACGTGGTCAGATCGTGAGCACTCGCTGTTACAACCCCAGCAAAGTCCCCATTTGCGGGACAGGCACACTCTAACCGACCATTCTGCTCGGTTACTTCTCCTGTTGCAACCTCGAGCTTAGACCAGTAAGCTCCTATAGTCCCATCTGTGAAGCGGTCTTCATCACCCGTAGGAGCCCTCAAAGTGGTATTCTGGAAACGGGGTGTCTCATCACTCCCCTCTGCTTCTAGAGCAGCAGAGCCCTCCCTATAGTCGGTCAACTCAAGTGACCCATCGTTAGCGCCGTAAGACCAACCTGTTTCAGAATCACAACCATTGACCATTCTTGCGATCTCGTCGGCGTTGAACAGGCCAATCTCTGTCCAAGTGCCTGATGCTACGCCCTTGGGAAACTTGGCCCCATATCTAACCACGACTCCAAGTTCCCTGACTTGCTTCGTACTAATTTGTACCCGAGCCATCTCAGACCCGAGTGCTGTCGCTGCAGCAGGGGAGCCACTTGCTGGGCCTGCCCCAGCAGCTACGTAGTCTGGGGTGACTGGATCTGTGTAATCATCAGGTGCATCCTGAGCATCAGGCCCCAGCAACCACGTTGAATGCAAGAGTCGGTAGCAGTTAGTCACCAGGTCACAGGTGCCCGCAACTCGCCTTTCCCCCAGATGCTCCAGCCATTCCTTGAATCTCTCGGTTAACTTAAGTACTTTGGAGGACCGTGCTAGGCTACTCCCGAGGTTGAGGAATGACTTGAGTAACCTGAGTAACCTAATTGTGAAACGGATTCTCTTGGCAACATATTCCATTTCGTCTTCGTTCTCGAAGAAGGCAAACTCTTTCCCGTCGTCGAAGCACACTATTGCTAAGGACTGGAAGCAGTTTCCCCCAGGGCTGTAGAGTGTAACCGTTCCTATCCGACCAATAAGATGCGAGAATGGCCCATAGAAGCAGGTGCCTCTTTTGATTCTGACCTGATCCCCGACTGTTATCGCATGATCACTGTTCTCCACTTATCTCTCCCTGTTCCACCCTGTCCTATGCAATCCTCAGTTTACCTACCACGACTTTCACTTGATCTGCGGTCTTGGTAGTAAAGCCACTCGTGTTCTCGTCCCTCACCAGCATGTCTCCATCCGTGTCTGCATTGAACAGGCCGACTTCCGTCCAGGTGTCATTAGCGACACCCTTGGTGAAGATAGCTGAGAAACGAGCGATATCGCCTCCAGTCAGCCATCTGGCAGTAATCGGTTCTCGATGGAGCTCGTTGACTAGAGCAGTGAGTTTAGTGTCCTCGCCCTCTGTGAGAATCCCAGTCCCGACTGCAATGTGAGAGGGTCTAACAAAGACATGATAGTTAGGATCCTCAGGGTCTAACTCCCCATAGCCTGCCATCCGCTCAGCATGGCGCTGCCGATATCGATCTACGATGGTCACTTCTTCAACTCCAGTCGAGTCTCGATAGCCGTCAATCTGTTTGTCATAGCCACCTGGAGCTCCTGGAAGTTATCTGACAAAGCTCCAATGTGGTTCCCCAACCTGTCAACTTGCTCCTCTATACTCTTCTCACATTTCTGAAGGGCCTTGATGAACTCCTCCCTGGACCTACAGACTGCCTTGTTTACGTAGACATAGGCTCCAAGGATGGCTAGGAAAAGCGCAACCACGACGGGCACAAAAACAGCGTAGGGAACCATGTAGCCTCCTATGGATATAAGTTGTTGCTAGATCACCCTATCCCTATTATGTAAACCCTAATCCGTCTATCCCGTCATGTAAACCTAGGTCTATATGCTAGGAAATCCTTATAGGTCCAGGTTTACACTAGTGACATATCTTGACCTGACAAAGACCGCCTTTAGGTGTACTATGGAAGAAAGATACCCAAAGTTCTCCCATAGGAGGATACACAAAGTGCCCAAGAGAACCTTCGTCTTTCCGTTTAGGCACAGTCAAGCACTCCGACGAATAGCCAAAGCTGACGAAGAGCAGATGTCCGTTATCCTACGGCAACTCGTTCGAGAGGAAGCCAAGAAACGCGGCTTCTGGCGAAGGAGTTCGAAGCGGGCCTTAGGAGGCAAGGTGGGAACTCTAGATGAGCGGGTGCTAGTTAGAGTCTCACTATTCCACAAGCGGGTAGCCCGACAGATGGCTGACGCTGATGGAGAGTCAGTCTCCGCCTTTGTCAGAGGACTTATCCGAGAGGAAGCTTTGAGACGCAGCCTCTGGCTAGAAGTTGGTCGTCGATAGCTAGATGACCGGAGCGATGCGGGTTGGTCGAACAACAAAGCTGCCCTCCTCAGCGGCTTGACCTGTGCCAGTGCTTTCCCAACGGTAGTACCAGGTCCCTGACTCGTCGATGCTGATGTTCACATGATAGTGGCCTTTTGAATCCCAGACAAGTTCATCATCTGTTTCGTAGATATATGAGATGGTATTACCACTGGGATCAGTGAACTTGAAAGTGACAGTCGTTGGATCAATATCCTCATCGTCATCATCTGTGAAAACACCTGCAATCTCAATCAACTTGCCTATGTCATATACGTTAGGCATCCTGTTTACCCCTCCACCTCTGTCTCGGTGATGATGATAGTAGTCAGTACGGCTTCACTAACTGAGACAGAGGTTATCACTGTTTCCGAGACTGTAATGGTCATAGTGATCTTTCCTCTCTACCAGGAGATGTGTGTCACCTTGTCCCACTGATCAATAGGGCACACGACTATGCCACCCATAAACGGCTGCCATCGGACCCCCTTAGTGTCGTCTGTGTCACGGAGGGGTGTCCCCAGACTCTGCTTCCTGGCATATAGTGGAAAGGCGTGGCCTGGAGTGTAAGGCACGCCGATGGAATTCCAGGCCAGGTTGCGAATCTCCTCGTCAGTAGGAATCTCTGCTGGCGGAGGAGCAGGCATTCCGCCTGGTCTATACGCGCCCTTTGCCACAACATGATTCACGATGCGCCTGGACATGCTTCTTACAATCGTGAAGGAAGGCCAATTCCAATCGAGCCAGACGAAGGGGGTCACGATTTGGACAGCTGGGTCTGCCGAGTATGCGATGCCACGCATTGCCAACTGACGCATATATTCAACTTCGTCCCCACCCAGTTTAACCCGCCAGCCATCTGTCTCTGCGCCACCTCCACGATCTATGCCATGCTCTGTGATCCAAATTGGCGGTACGCGAAAGCCAGCGTCTTGTAATGCCTTCACACCGCGCTTGTAGTGGCCTATGTGCCACTCGTTTTCAGGAGTAGAGTTAAGCGTGTCCATGCCATATTCATGCTCAACTAACACAGCAGCCTCATGACAAGCGGGACCAAAGATCTCCCACTTACGAGTGATCGGAGGCATTGGGTTAGCTTTGGGGCCTGAGGGGTGGCTCGTGCCGAAGACTCCCACTCCAGTGTCTATACCGCGCTGACGATTCAGGCGGACCAACTCAACCGTGAACTCGGTGAGCCACTTCATAGGGTCGAGATCGTTGGGATCCTCGGAATTCCCCGTGGAAGGTTCGTTAGGAGCCTGCCAGAGCCGAATCCAGGGACAAGCATCCTGCCTAGGAGCACACATGGCGACGTACTGTCGTGCCCCCATAGCACCCTGCTGAATGAGGGCTAGATCAGGGTCACCAGCAAAGACTAGTCGCCCCATGGCATGTACACCCGGGAATGGGTTGTATGTCCCTAGTACATCAGGGTCAATAAGTACCCCAGCCCAGACTCCCGCTTCGACTATGTGCTGCACAACCCAGTGGCCTGCCTGTCCTGGCCGCAGCAGATCACATCGCTGGATTGAGAAACTCAACTTGCTCATCAGAAACCTCCTTAGGTAGTCTTTGGGATCGAGCCAGTCTTTGAATAGCGGGTTAGGCACCCCATCTTCTTGAATGCCCCAATGTAGATGTGGACCTGTGCAGGAGGGTGTCCCGTCGTCCTTGACTCCCGTAGCACCTGTTTTGCCTATCACCTGGCCGGCTCGAACCGTTTGGCCATAGGCTCCGATTGTCCGTACCAAGTGTGCATGGAATGTGAAAAAGCCTTCCCCATAGACTCGAACAGAATTGCCATATTCGCCCCGCCATCTAGGATCTATCCAACCATTATGGGTGGCAAAGGTCGGAGTCTCGACTGGACAGGGAAAGTCCCAGCCTTCATGGCCAGCGAGACCATAGGGAATATACCACTCTGGGTGCTCCCCGAACTTCTGGCTGACGGTCGTGAATCCAGGTGGCAGGGGCCAAGCTCGTATTATCATTGCTTGAGTCTCCGCAGGTGCTCTGCTGCCGCGTCGCTACTCTCCTGGACATGGGGCTGCTAGTTTTGTCATCGAGCTCCTTGTTGTCTGATCTCTAATGCCAAGTTGTAGACATAGACTGCCCAACCCTCGCAGCACCTATAACAGTTACGAGAACTGTAACAGTGTCAAATGCTTGTATCCCAGGGTCGATACTCAGCTTAGCTGTGCCGGTATCCATCGTCCAAGCGCAGTTACCAGTGAGGTCTTTACCCATAAAACTCGTGAAATCCACAATAGGATTAGCTGCGGCATGACCTCGTAGTGAGTAAGCGATGATTCCGCCACCAAGAACAGCCGTGCCGGAGTCTTGAACTGCTATCTCGAGTTTGACAAGACAACCTGCCCAGCTCGCCGGAAAACCTATGGTTACCACATCAACTGCGGCAGCACCTTCAAGCTGATAGAGAGCGTGTTGCTCTGCAACCCCCTGGACAACGCCTGACCTGGTAATCATCTTCTTAGCAGTAGGAAGGTCAAGCTCGCCTTCCACTCCCAGGTCGCCCGCAATCGTGTGCGTCGGAAACTTGGCGTTGGCGTTCATCAGAAGGGGCTTACTTGCTGTGGGAGCTGCTGTAGGTTCAACGTGATGCAAGGCAACGCCTAACCCTGCTGGGTGTTTGTGCACATGGTCGCGGTGAGAAAACGGCAAAGCTGTTCCTGGTGAAGCTGCGCCGGCAATGTCTGCTGGGTTGGTAGCATCAAGAGCCGTCTTCCATGAAGGCCTAGTCTCTGTGTCGTCAATACCCAAGACGTTTCTTACGTTGACTGCAGGAACAGCTCTGGCTAACCTTGACCACTTTGGTGTTGCATTTCCTATAATTACATCGCCATCTATAACTGTATCCGCTAAAGTGTCTTGGTGATCTGCGCCTAGAAGATCGTGTCCACGATTGGCCAAGTCTTGATAGTTAGCAGGGGTTGCAACCAGAAAGGTGGTTTCGAAGGCGGATGCCGCCTCGGTTATTTCCGGTGCATCTTTGAACGCAATGATTCGTGCAACTAGCACTGAGAACCTACTACAGATGTCCGGCACAGCGGGAAGTTCTGCTGCCTCTGCCTCATGTAGTTTGTAGCTGGCTCGTCCATACACGACATGCAGATGACTGTCATTGTCGAGATATACCCAATATACACCGTAACGGTTATTGGCAAGTGCAGCCAAACCTGTGCCTGTATCGTAGTTGGCAGAATCAATGTCGGTTTGATCTGCTGGATGGCCAGTACTAGTCCAATTGCCTCCACCATCGTGATACCAAGCTCGAAATCTACCCGCACCCGACGTGTCCACTTCAGATGTTGTGTATCTATTAAACCCTGCGTAGAGAACGCCAGCAGTCACTTTTATTTTCAGTGTACCTTCATTAGAAATAATTGCGTCAGATGCTCTCTCAAAAGATCTCAATTCTCTGGCTCGCCCATGCGCCCTTCTTGCTAGATTGTAGATTCGCGTACCACCGGACAAAATATGAACCACCGTACCTTCACGAAAGACAGAACCAATTGTAAACTTGGTCGTGTGGTCTACAGTAGCATCAGGATCATCAGTGGCTCTGACTGTGGGCGTACCAGCGTTGTAATCAACATATATTGTGTTCCTTTTAGCATCAACCAGCAGGATGTTATTAGTTGTCGGCCAATCCATGAAGGCTGTAACACCATCAAACTCATCATCAGTCTTTTTGATCATTCCTTTGCCAGCAGCAACATTCACACGACCATCAGTGATGTTACCGTCATCTGTTCCATCTGGAACATTGGCAACTGTTATAGTAGTTTCACCTGCTGCATATGTTGCATTACCAATGGTTGTATAGTCGCCGTCGTTGCCGGTAGACCCAGAGACAGTGAATACAACCCCGTCAGCGAAATACGCCATCATGTCACCAGCGACTTTAAATGTCTCTGCCACCTCGTCGGCATCTGTGATTGCATATGATGTTGCTGTGATTGCGCCGTCAGCGATTGCCCCAGCAGATTGCATGGTATTGATCCAATCCTGCACATCTTTGTATGCAGGCGCACCAACCTGCTCAACTACAACATCAACGGCGTGGTTTTGTATTCGTTCCCATCCAGCACCGTCATAGATATAGAGCAGATCTTCATCAGTGCGGTAGAAAATGCTGCCATCCACAGGTGCACCTGGAAACTCTGTGCCACTTGGCACACGCATGGTTCCTGTGAATGTCCATGCACCTGAGATGGTCTCTGCCTGAGCATGCCCGGGATATTGGGGATGATCGTCATCTCCTAAACCAGTAGTAGCTCCGTGATGAACTCTTTTCCCATGCTCAGCTACACCCGAGTGATCGTGTCCTGAAGCCGTATCCAGAACATCATCTCTCAAGGCATTGTACTGTGCAGAGAGCAGATCATCGCCTGGGTTTATTGCAGACGAGTTTGGCATTAGATTACCTCGTAACTTGGAAGGAACCCTGAGAGAAAGGGTTGCGGAAAGGCAAGTAGCTCCTCAGCGCGTGCCTTCTTACGATCCAAGTATACAGTTGCTCCCTCATAAAGTAGAAGGGCCACTCTTTGAGGCAGAGAGATACCTGAATACCTTACTGCGAAAATGCTGTCATGGCGGGTTGGTCGGGCTCTCGTCTTTATGTGGCTAGAGATGAAGTCACTGAAAGCCCAAACCATGCTCTCAGTTCCGACCAAGTTTATCTTAAAGCCTCTGATCTTCCCATTCCGTCTGAAGTAACTGATAGACCCATCGCCATCGACCATGCCCCGCCAGTAGTGGGCTAGCAGAGACTCTGAGATAGCACTACAAGGTTCCAGAGTCAGAGATTTCCTCTGTGTAACACCGAGTCGCTTAAGGCTATCTACCAGTCTCGTGGATCCAATATGCACTCGTGCTTTCTGATAACCACCTTCCCAGTAGACCTTGACAGGATGTCCGGACTCTAGTGCATCAACGAATTTTCGCAAGTGCCTCTCGTCCTTACCAGATAAAGCCAGCTCCACGAAGTTTTTGCCAATCGTCCCATCTGCTGATAGGAATCCCAGCCAATACGCCTTAGCTTCAGAATCTATACAGTCGAAGAACTCCTCATTCACAGCATATTTCCTAGAGACCTCCGACCGCGATCTGCGAGGCACACCAGCTTGCTTGAGAGCAAAGTAACAAGCATTAGGAGAGTATCCAAAAGTGTCCGCTGCCACCTTTGCTGTAGCGCCATTTCTGTAAATCGCAACCATTGTTTCCCGATGCGTTTGAGGAATTGTCTTATTTGGCATCTCTGCTACTCCAGGATCGGGCGGTCCCAGACTGTAACGCCATCAGACCATTTCGCAATCCCATCATCCCAGTGAGATGTAGCCACTGGTCCACTCAATATCACATCATCATATTCGCCCACGAACGTGGTGAGAATGCGATGTGGACTCTTGGGGGTTCGCCTGTCGAGCATCTTGTAGATTCTACCCAGGATAGCTGGAAGTCTTTCCATCATTCATCATATTGTGCCTCATCCCAGAGGACATTGCCATTTTCTTCATCCCATGCACCCTCATTGTCCGCCCAATACGGGGGAAACGGCGGTGATCGAACTTCCATGACCCCTGGGGAGTTGGGCTGATCTAGTGTTACATCATCATAGGAACCCGTAAAGGTTGTTAGTAATCGATGGGCACTCTTGGGAGGGAGCACCCGCTGGGCCTTTTGGAAGATCCGACCAATAAGTGTGTCTAGTCTTTGCATGATACCTAGGCTCCCTGCCAGAAAGTGAGCTGTGTCACAACTTGCTCATCAGCGAAAGCCGCTTCCCACCCACCTTCTCTGTAGGTTCGAGTTAGTTTCAGGCGCTGAGATAGATAGCGTAGAAGTTCACGATTATATGTGGCATATACCACTATCCCCCGACCGCCTTCACCTTGACCTGCCTTAATCTCCCGAACCGCTCGCTTCCAAATTTCGAAATCCCTTTGTTTCTTCGCTCTTAAGGGATATCTCTCAAAAACTTCGACTAGGCGAATGTTGTCATCAATACGGCACACGGTGAACTGGGCACAAGGATTACTTCCTCCAGATACTGCTTTCCGAGTAATCGTTCCCATTCTCAGCTTCTCCTGTATCTCTAACAGGATTTCCAAGTCATCATCTCGCAATGAAATGGCAAACTGAGCGCGCCAGTTCCCCCCTCTCGCTCCTCCATACGTCTGCTTAACAATCGTAAAGCTCCCCTCGCCTGCCGCGAATCCCGCAAACCAGTCAAGGAAGCCGTCTTTGTTGAGTTCGTCTAGTTCAGACTTGGTCATTGTGAAACCCTTCTACTTTCCCAATCTAGGATTTAAAGAGGATACGGTTGATTGGCGAACTCTACAGTCTCTCTGACTAGATCAGTAACTCCACCTACTCCATCGCTGACCTCAAAGAAATGCTTGGTCACATGGAGAACGTACATAATTATCGGGTTCTTCTCGGTCTTACCACTCTTCCAAAAATCCTGATAGTCGTAGAGGTCTTTGGCATCACTGATCAGCAGAAAGTATTGGCCTGGCTTCCAGCCAGTAAGGGTATAGGTCGCAAAGGAACCTGAGCGGAAAGGCCAAGCGTAACGCTGCAAGAGATACTCCCCCATAGCTTCAATCGGGTCAATGGAGGATACCCGGAGACTCGGAACCGAGATCATGAATTCATGAACTCCTGAAGAGTTCTCGCGGTCAGCCATGAACTCAATGCTGTAGATATCCTCATACATTGAGATCTGGTCAGGCATAGCAGGATAGTACCAAGCTGTGACATCTCCCGCAGGCAAGTCGGTAGTCGGAAAACGCATACCCATGTTGAACAGGCAAACGAAAGCCTCTGGTGGATAGTCTGGAGGACCTTTGCCAACTAATGTCTCGGTTGCTCCATCAAGTGGATCCAATCTCACAATGCGAGTACCATGATCTAGTCCATTAATTGGATCCTCGCCAACAACTTCGACTTCAGTATTTTCCCAATCCCAAGGTTCCTGGTAGAGTTTGTAGAAACTCTGGTTTGCCACGTTGGGATAAGGGCCATCCTGATAGAGGATGTCACCCTTCTCTGAATAACCTTTGACATAGACCCTGTTCTTGATTTGGGTTGCATCCTCAGTTACCACTACGTTACCGATATCCAGGTTACCTACATCGTCCAAGTCGAGTTCATTTCCATAGCTGACATTCAGCGGCGAGGGATTCTCCTCGAGGGCAAAGAAATGGATCTCCTTATCAAAATCCACATACCACTGATAATGACAGGCTTCTGAGACTTCATCCAGAACTGAGCTGAGAGGCACATAGTCGTAAGTCTCTGCAGCCACTGTAAAGCCGTTCTCGACGTGAGTGGTCCCAAAAGGAAAGGAAGGTAAATCTATTTGGATCCAGGCTATCAGAGCCTTAATTCGATCTCCTGCAAGCTCCGCGCCGCGCTCTACCGTTATGAGTTTGCGATCAAGCCAGCGAGTAAAATCTGTGCATTCACAGTGGTAGCGGGTCACATCAGGATTGAACGGGTCTTCTGTAGCAATGCCAATGATGCCCTTGAAGTGAATAGTCCCACCAATCCTTACCAGGACAGGATTGCCACTCTTTGGCCTGTCAATAGTGTCAGGGACGAGGACATTCGGTATCTCGACTAGAAAGTTGCAGGTATCACCGTGGGGTTCTAGCCCCTCAGTGATCTCGAGGCTGGAGAGATCCAGATAGGTTCGGTATTCAACTCCGTCTATTTCAAACATATTGGCTGGCTCCTCTTCGAAGTCTACCTCGAGGAGCAACTGAGTTGCGCGACGCTCCTCAGTCGCGTCCTGATCGACTTCGACCAGGATTTGCGTAATGCGTCGGTCTGTGTCCTGGACCTGATCTACTTCTGCTAGAAGCTGAGTGACATGGCGATCTGTATCTTGCTCTTGGTCAACCTCGACCAGAACTTGAGTAATGCGACGACCTGTATCTTGTTCCTGGTCGATTTCTGCCAAGAGCTGTGTGATACGTCGTTCATCGCCCACACTATCTTACCACCATCCCAACTTCGAGGTTGTTGATCTCGCTCTCTGTCCAAGCCGCTCCAGTAGCAGGACTGGTCTCCACGATTTCTGGATGGTAACTATAGTCCCGATCGTATCCAATGTCATCGCTTTGATAATCTACGCCAGCGATACGCAGTAGCCGAGCAAAGTTTCCATTTCCCGAGACCGTGTTAAGTGCCCGACAGAGCCACTGTACCGCCGTGACACTAGCCATGAATCCAGATGCCACAGGCAAATCTTGCATCTTGTACGTATCTTTCCGATTTACAGTGGCCTCCTCAACATATGTGCCACCGTCATCAGGTGGTACTTCATCTACTGCTGCCCAGTTAGCACCTGCACTCGGAGTCAGCTGTGTGTAGTTGCCCGCCCCTGTTGGTACAAGACCTATGATGCCACCCTGACCGAGCCAGCTATTGTTTACATTGCCAGATGGATCATTAATGGCCAAGTCATCGTAATACCCAGTGCAGGGAGCATAGTAAAGGGAATAAGAAGTATCACCCAAAAGCACTGCCAATACTTCGTTGCTGTCTTTCTGCGTATCTCCCGAGAAGTCAATGACCAGTGTACCATCTATCTTGACCTGAACTATACCCCCAGTATTGTCTATGAATGCATGTATCTCAATACAGCACCAACTATTAGTGGGCACTATGCCACCACTGGCTATTTCTGTGTCGTTGTAATCTCCCCTCAGAACCAGGATAACTTTGTCGGTGTATCGTACCTTGAAGGTAAGTACGTCATGCCCCATTTGATCAGTCAAGATACAGAATATACGATCCCTAGTACCATATCCTCCTGTCATATACAAGCCGATTCGCAAAAAGAGCTCCGTATAGCTATCCCCGAGGCCTATGCATGCCACATCATGAGTATAGTCTACATACAAAGAGTAGTTACCTGTTCTAGCCTGTGCAGCAGATATAGCAACAGAACTATAAGTGCGAGAGAAGACATCGAGGGAGCCTGCTTCGAGTCCTGACATCCATATCCTAGTCATCGGACCTTTACACCTATCTCCATGCCATCAACAGCAGCTTTTGTCCATGCACCCGGGCCAGCGTCTGGGTCTTTGTCAATGATCTCAGAATGGAAGTCATAGCTGACATCAATACCCATATCCGTTCCCTGATAGTCTGTGCCTCCAATGCGTAGGATGCGGGCAATTTTTGGATCGCCAGCAAGAACTGATCTTGCTCTCGCAATCCACTGTACAGCAGAAATAGTCCCTATGGTAGGCAAGCCTTCAGCTGTATAGCTGTCATGCTCATCGACAATTGAGCTAAAGATATAAGATGTGTCGTCATCTGGTGGCTTCTCATCTACGTCTTCCCAGTTGTCCTCTCCTGAGTCAGGTTCTAGATCTAGATCAGTACTGGCACCTGCGCCAGTAGGGAAGATCGCCGGGATTCCCCCTCGGCCAATCCAGGAGTCATTGACACCACCCGAGACATCATTGAAAGCTATATCGTCGTAATATCCCCGAACCTCTCCAAGGAACTCACGTCCCAGCATGAAAGAGCGAACATTAGCATTAGCTGTCCTCTGTGTATCACCTGAGAAGTCAATGACCAGTTTGCCATCAACCTTAAGCTGAAAGATTCCAGCTGTATTGTCAACGACTAGTCGGAACTCTACGCAATGCCAGTGATTCTCATAGATTCTTCCACCTGTGCCAATAAGTGTGTCATTATAATCCCCGCGTCTGACCTGCATGAGTCCAATATCTTGCTGTAGTTGTATTAGGATTTGCTTACCACCAGCACTATCATATAACTGTATTAGTTCATTCCCATACGCTTCGGTAGTCATGTAGTAAGGTCGAAAGCAAACCCGACCAAAAACTTCTGAAATATTTGCGGGGAATGACGCATATACCTCAGCGTAACCATCAATTTTTAGTGAATAAGTACCCGTGCGGACCTGTACATCCGAGATCTCTGGTGCATAGGCCCAGCTGTCGAAGACCTCTATGTGTCCAGCCTCAAACCCTGACATCCATATCCTTGCCATCAGCGCACTTTTACCCCTACCTCCATGCCATTGACAGCAGCAACAAGCCATGCACCAGCAGCTTCGGGATCCTCATCGAGGACGTCAGTATAGTAGTCGTAGCTGACATCAATACTCTTGTCTGCCCCCTGATGATCCACGCCACCAACACGCAAGATGCGTGCAATCTTCGGGTCACCAGCAAGATCTGATCTCGCTCTGGCAACCCACTGCACAGCCAGGATAGTCCCTGTGGCCGGTAGATCTCCGGCTGTGTAACTGTCATGCTCGTCAATAACGGCGTCAAAGACATACGATGTGTCGTCATCTGGAGGCACCTCATCCACATCTTCCCAGTTGGCTTCCCCTTCATCAGGGACCAAACCTAGATCAGTGCTAGCACCTGCACCAGTAGGGAAAATAGTTGGTATGCCACCCCGACCAATCCAGGAATCATTCACACCATCTGCGACGTTGTTGAAGGCAATGTCATCGTAGTAACAGTGCAAAGAGGCTGATCCCCCATGTGGAGAGTCACCAAAACTGAAACTCTTAACATTTGCATTAGCAGAAGCTTGCGTATCGCCCGAGAAATCAATCACGAGCGTGCCATCTACCTTGAGCTGGAGAACGCCTGTGGTGTTATCAACTTTCAACCGAAACTCTATACAGTGCCAGCGATTCTGATGAATTTCACCATCTCTTCCAAGGATAGTATCATTATAGTCTCCACGTCTCACATCAATGGTATGGGTATTGCGATTCAGTGCGAGATAGCACTGGGCATTTCCTGCATCATCTTGTAGAGATAGAATCGTATCTCCACCCCCAAAGGTACTACGAAATCCAAACCTAACAAAGATCTCGGCAACAGCAGCAGGCAATGCTGCACGTGCATAAGCATCGTAATATGTACCTACACGAAGGGAATAGGAGCCAGTGCGTGCTTGGGCAGCGCTTACCTCGGCCTCATAGCAGCTGTCAAAGATGTCCAGATGCCCTGCTTCGAGACCTGACATCCAAATTCTTGCCATATTAGCCAATCCCTACAAAGCCAACTTGGAAACGTCTGTTGAGCTTACGAACAATTGCCTGGCCAACCTTGTCCGCGAGACGGTTTGCCATAGCGTCATCCAGGATATTGTTGTCAGTGACATACACATTGACGTTGATTGGTCTCTCCCCACCCATTCTATTAAGCGGAATCACTGCTTCTCCTGCGTGCAAAAGCGCCAAGGTTGGCTTGCGGACTATACCACCGTGCTGCAAGCCCGTGATTCCGCCCCCAGCCCCAGTGACAGTAGGCGGAGTGAGGCTCGGCCAGACCACTCTGGGGCGAATCACGATATCGCCAATGCCCTCTTCGATGGAAGACCTAATCTTCTTACCTACTTCTTTGAGATAGTCCAGGAGGGTACTCAGTCTGGACTTGATGCCAGACTGGAAACGCTCGAGCAGACTAGTCCCCCACTCCTCGGCTAAAAGGTCAACTGTAAGGAGGCCAGTAATCCCTGCAACAACAGTCTCTTCAAGGTACGGACGCAGAAAATCAATCCAACCTATTTCGACGCCACCCAAGAATCCAGGAGAGCCTCCACCTAAGGTGCGTTTCCCTGCACCTTCTGCCTCCCTTTCGAGATCTACAGTCTTGCTGGGTGCGAACAAGTCTTTAATCTGCCCTATCAACTGGCCGATTTTGAAAACTGCAACGACTGGAGCTAGCGCGGGTGCCAACCAGGGAAATGCTATTGCTATCGGGAAAGCCCGACCAACTGCCTTTTCGACACCTTTAGCTGTCGCGATAACTGTGGGATCAAAGGCTGTCATAGCTGCCTTGAATCCTGTGAACATCGCTCCACCCAACGCCTTGCCAAGGCCAATGATGCGAGGTTCTTCTCCCTTTTCTGCCTCAAAAAGTATATCAATAGCAGACTGGAGAGCAGCTCCGAACAACCCACCAAGAGCAGCAGACAATCTGCCACCAGTCTCTGGGGTCTCGATGAATTTTACGAACTCATCTATGATTGTGGCGACAAGGCTCACAAGAGCACCCGAGTCTATCAGAGACTCTCTCACTATCTCGAACACTGTAGCAAAGAACTTTGCAAGTGAACCAGCGATCCCCGAGAGATCAACTTTCTCAGGCAGAACAGGCATATATGGAACCGCCCAAAGATCGATAGGGACTTCTGGGGCACCTGTGATCGCATCTGTAATTGCATTCAGAATGTCTGCGACAAACCCGACGATCTTCGGCTTATTCTTCTCTAACAGTTGAGTCAGGAAATCTAGACCTCCGACGATGATGCTACCAAAGATATCTATGATAGTCCCAATGATGCTTTGTCCCTCAGGAGATCCAAGTGCCTCCTTGAGCTTTATTCCAATTGCTCTGACAAGTTCCAATGCGAACGTTGCAAGTCTTTCCAAAAGGGGCGGCCTTACTTCGATTTCCATATCGCCTGGAAATATATCCCACCATTCTGGCACAGAGACTTTTTGAGGGCTTATAAGTGCCTCTAGCGCATCAGCAAGCGCAGGCCCAAAGAAGTCCCTGGTCCACTTGAATACCTCTGTCTTGATAGCTGCTGAGCTTGGCAAGAGGAATGCGGCGAGCCCAGCCACAACGATGCCCAGAGCGGGACTGCCGAAGGCAGTAGCCACAGCGGCAATAAGCCCTATCACAAGGACACGGAGCCACTCCTCAGAGATGGCGTCTTTGAGTAATCCACCTAGTTGCTTTACTCCTCCCAGGACATCGCCAGCTGTGATGGCCTCCATTGCCTCATTAAGTCCATCGGTAACCTCGTCGGTGAGCTTTCTTTTCTCCCCAGGAGGATAGATTGCCATTAGGAGCCCTGTCGTTATCCCTGTTAGCAGGGCACCACCTATCTTTGCAAGAGCTTCCAGATATCTTCCAGACACGAGGTCTTCCCTGATTGCGTCAAGCAGTCCGAACCAAGCCTTCTGTAATCTTGGATCTGTGGAGAGTTTCCAGATGCCTGCTACGAGTGCGATGGCTAGTCCTGCGAAGAGAGCGTTAACCGCTGTTCCCCACTCCTGCCCAAGGAGACTCGTAGCAATCGCACTAGCCAGCTTCGCACCAAAGAAGAGGGCAATTAGCCCAATAGCTGCAAGGAGAGCAGCGTAGAGCTGAGGGGGCAAGTTGGCAATAAAGTCCTTGGCTCCCTGGAGAAAGGCTGCCCAATCCATTTCCTTGAGAGCCTGAGCCATCCTTCGTATAGAGTCCCAGAGAGGTTTGTTAACCTGAAGCCACTTCTTGAACCAGGCCCAAAGCCCCGCTACCGCCTTTAGAACCCGTCCAACAATCCAACCAAGTACTTTGAAAGCAGCAACGGCTAGGAAGATAGCTCCCACGAGGACTATCTTGATGCCGATCCACATCTCCCTTAAGGTCGGCATGAATTCGTCAAGTGCATCCTTCCAAGTCTGTAGGGCTGATGCCCAGAGGCCAGATGCCTTTACGAAATCTATGACCGACTTCGTGAGGTAGTAGATCTCCTGGCCTAACTTGACAATGAACTTTAGAATAGGAACAATAAAGTCCTTGATGAACGGAGTTGCAATTAGACTCAGGATTGACTTGCGAAGAATGCCTATTCGTGCTACCAGACTCTCATAGGTTCCAGCTTGCTCTTTCAGAGATCCTGTAAACCTGGTCTCGATTTGAGTGAGAAGGCCAGTTAGGGCTGCCTGCCTGCCCAAGAGGGTTAGACGCTTATCCTCAGCTTTGGTAACACGGATACCCCAACTCCATAGACTTGCAAGATTCGACTTCTCTTTTCCAATCGCTGCAGACATAGCTGCTGCTGTCTCAGTAGCCTGCTTGGCATTCGCTGCAGCAAGATTCAAAGCTGCCTTCCAAAGCCTGGGGGTGACCTCAAAGTTCTCTGCAAGCTCCATCCAAGCCTCGGCGAGATCTTCCACTGTATAGCCAGTGCGAGCAGCCTCCTCACGGAAAAAGTCCATGCCACGTGCGGCCTCAGCCTGAGTGCCCACGAACCTTCTTATTCTGGCTGTGAGTTTGTCAATCTCCATTCCTTCTTCGAGAGCCGCTTTGGCCATCGCCTTTAGACTAGCAGCAACCTTTTTTACAGCTTGAGTTACTAACTGAGCAATGGCGTTCATTGTCTTATCGAAGAGCTGAAAAGCTTCATCTAGGATCCCGCTAACTACCTTGAAAGCCCCCTTCAGGATATTAGTTAGAAGGCGTACACCTCCCTTAGCAGCCTTCACCACAAGGGAGATGAGACCTTTGACAGCCTTCGCAACGAGGGAGACGAGGCTTTTGACGGCTCCAATTATGAGAGAGAAGAACCCTTTGACGAGTCCCACTCCGAGAGAGATCAATGTCCCCGCAGCCTTGGCTAGGAGACCAAAGGCGACTGTGAGAGCAGCTGTTGCAAAGACGAGCTTCGTCATCGAGAATCTGAGAAAGACGACATTGAATGCGAGTGATCGGAGATTGAGCGAGAGGATCGAGGAACCCATCATGAGGCCATGGGCAGCAGACTGAGCCAATCTTAGGGTGTCGATCTGCTCTTTAGTGCGAGGGATACCTGCGGCGATAGACCTATTGACCTGTCTCTGGGCTCCCTCCTGCTCTACCAAAGTTCTGTGAAGTTTCTCCAGTTCTGGGACCGCTGCACGAACTTGGTCAGCCATAGGCTTGAGTCCAAGTTTCCCTAGTTCTTCTGCAGTCACTGTAACCTGATTAAGAACTTGGAGCACTTTTATGGCCGTTGCTCTACCACCTTCTAGGCCAAGTAGAGCCTGCTGAAACTCCTTCAGGATTCCAGGTGCTACCCCCATTCGGTCAAGAGTTTCCTGTAGCGACCTAGCCATCGGCTTTATAGCATTTGAGACTATAGTTCGAGCAGTGGCCTCGGTGTCACTGAGGGCGCGGCGCATGCGAGCTAGTCTAGCAACTAGAGGCCTGGCCCATTCCTCAGTATACCCAAAGCCTCTACCTAGATTGCGAACTGTGCTCATCAACTCTTCAACTGTCCTGGAGGTGACCTTGCCTCCTGAGGCAAGTTTCTGCATGGCAGAGACAATACGATTGTAGGGATTCTCGATTGCCTTAAGTTCCGCCTTAAGCCCTGTAAGTTCATCTTTGAGATCCTTAACTCTACCCAAAGCTAGTACATCGAGGCCAGCCGCTTTGGCTCCTATCTGTGCAGCTGTAAGCTTCGCAGGAGGTGCTAAGGCCAGCTTCGCCAGAGCTTGCTGGATCTTAAGTTCAGCTCCTACTCTCGCAATGCTATCCTTGAGCATATTCATTCGGGTCACGATCACAGGATCAGCAGCTGCCCTGAATGCAACAAGGAATCGCTTGGCACCCATCTCTGCAGCCTGTTGACGAGAGGTCAAGACCAGGAGAGTTCCGCTCATCTTGCGCAAGACTTTGTCAAAATCTCGCATAGTCGCCGAGAGAGGCCCACTGACTTGCTTTGTAGTCTTGAGGGTAGCACGAAGAGCATCGAGGGCACTGACACTTACTCTTGCAGGATCGGAGAGTCTGAGCAGAGCTTTGGAGACATTGGCTATCGGCTGCGGGATCTTGGCAAGCGAGCCAACTATCTGGTTGATGGATTTCACCATCGGTGCGATGGCTCGCCGAGCTGACACTTGGGCTGCAGCGTTTATCTTGACCAGACCGTCTGCAATCTGGTCGAGGTTTCCTTCGCCTCTTGACGAGACGTCAAATTTGAGTCCAAAGATGCTGACTGGCATAGTTAGCTACCCGCAAGAGCCCTTTCGCATTTGTAGGCGACTCTCTCAATGGTCCTATCATACTCTCGTATGAATTCAGGATCTTCCTCAACTCTTGCAAAGAGCTGCCGAGCCACAGTGCCTCGCTCCAGGAGTTTCTTGTATAGCAACCAAGCGAAGTCGTGATGTTGACGAGTCCCCCTTGGTACTCCAGCCTTTCGCTCCACCCAGAGGGAGACGCGCTCGAACATTTGTCTACCAGGTCCAGTCCAGGGCTTGCGATCTGCCCTGGTCTTACGTGGATACGTGGTCCAACCTCTTGCCCTAGTCCCCTCTTCTATAGAGGGAATGTAGATCATCGGGTTTCGGGATTGGGAAGTATCGGGTCCAGGCTGTGGATACAGACCGACATAGGCCCAGGGCCAAACCCCCGCCCCAGCGGCTGTGTACCTCCGCAGGACGCTATCGCCATATCCCCCCAGAAACTCGGTAGCCATGCTCGTACCAGGCACATACCCAGGCTGCCGATATGCCCTAAGGACTAATTCCTTGACTGCTGCAGTGAGTTCCCCAAGTTCCTCTCTCAGAACTGGACCAATCCGCTCAATTAGCCAATCGCGAGCAGCCTGTCCAGACTTGTGCTTCTGAATCAAGTCATCTATCAGCTTTGGGTTGGTCTTCCAGACTGTGATTCGAACTTGAAAGTACTCAGGCACGTCAGTGTCTCCTCATCCCACGCTGTTGTCTGGCTCGCTCTTGTCTAGCCTTAGTTTTCTCTTTCTGGGCCTTCAACTTCTCAGCCTGACCTCTCAGGTTCATCTCTTCGATGACCTGATTGTAAAAGTCTGTAGTGTATTCCTCATAGAATTGCTTCTCAGTACAACCGAAGCGATCCATGAACGCAATTTTGGCTATCCACTCGGGTGCTTTTGCTCCTCGAAGACCTTGGAAGTAGCTTCGAGCGGCATCTCTATCCCTTTTTTTACAGCTCCCTCCACAGTGTATTCCTCAGTCTGGGCATTGATCGCTTCCTGAAGGTAGCGAAGGAAGGAAGTAGGAAGACGGAGAATAGAGCTTGAGTCCTTTTCCGTTGGGATATCGAGTGGCACATCCGTCTCAGGATCAGTCAAATTCCAGTCCATTATCATCTTGCACAGAACTTCGGCAATGTTTTCTGCCGAGACATCGTCACCCTCTAGAGGCTCAGTGATTTCATCAGCCTCCCCGAGCAGGAATGAGCCTGGCTCCTTGACATCGATCCAGAATTGGGGGTAACCCAACTCCTCAAAGTCAACCCGAAACGTCTTAGGCTTGAACCAACCCATCTTCGACCCCTTTCTTCTTAGACCTGATTAGGATGTCACCATTTAGCAATCTCTGGCACAAGTACAATCGGCCATCCATACTGGCTGCAGGGAACTCTTCTATGATAGTTAGAACCTCGGGGTAGCCCGTGGCCAAGTTTGTGAGGAGCAGAGTGCGAACTTGCTGCCCAGACAACAGCTCAGATAGCTTCTTGTGAGGCAGCAAGCGGTTGTGGTAGAGCAGAGCCACCTTGGTCAGTAGCGACCTAGGGAGAAAGCCCAGGTGAGATCCTGTTATGAGCCCCATCTGTACCCACTGTTGCAACTGAGGCCTCGAGAGAAGAATCCCAGACTGCCAAGCCAGTTTTTGGAAAGCTGTCACACTAAGCACAGGTTCCCCAAAGTGCTCTGAAGCTAGGCATTCTAGACAGACTACCTTGCCCTGGAGAATGAGCTTCTCCGAAGGGCTCTCTGCCCTTAACAGGCGAGCAGGCTGACGCCTGCCACAAACCTCACAGACGAAGCCAGCCTGCTTCTTTAGCTTCCAGGCCCAGTAGGCCCTGTCCTTGTAGCCTGTCTTTTCCTGCTCGCGAACGTATACTCCTCTTGGCATCTTGCCCTCCTCTCTCTTATTCTACCAGATAGAGAGCTAGATGTCAAGTGATTGAAGAAGAACTATGGTGAGATGTAGCTATCCTCAGAGTTCTTGAGCACGATCTTGATAGGGCCAGCGTCAGTCGTATTATAGAGTGCCCGCCCACTGACTCCCAGAGTGATAAAGATCCCACTCTTGTCCAACTCGGCAGGAGCGTCCCCCCAGTTGAGCTGGCTCATTGTGAATTGGATGCTCTTCTCGCTTGCCCCTGTCCCATAGGACAGGCTTATCACAACTGCGTTCGTGGCGTGAGTTAGTACATAGTTCAATTCTGCATTGTCAATTGCATCGAAGGTCATAGAGCACGTAACGGCCAGGCCTCCTGAATAGACTGCTGCTGGGAACTGACTTCCGTCTAGGCCGTGACGGGTTGCAGCCTCGCGCTCGAGTGTGAGTTCACAGTCGATGAGTCTTGCATTGGCTCCCCCGATATCCAGAGCAGCGTGCCACCCAAGCAGAGGAGCACTCGTATCCTCACCTGGGATATCCCCTGAGCCTGGTGCTGTGCCCAGCTTTCCTGTCAGGTCTGATGACCAGGTAAGCAAACCCTCCGATGAGCTAAAGGTGAATGTCAAACTCGAAGGTAGCATTCCTATGAATCGGCGAGAACTACCAGATTCATAGACCCCACCCTCTTCCTGGACAGCGAGACTCTTTGGCTGGGAGTCCATAGTGAACGTGTGCTCGTAAGGAGCACTAGTGCCACTAGTTGGGTCGCCCAATATCGCCAGGATCAAGAACCCCATCTCCTCAGGGAAGAAGAGTCCCCCAAGACTCATCTCTACAAAACCTGCACCTTGGTATGCGCCAAAGTCCATAGCGTTGATGCCCCGAAGCAAGTTATCCAGGATCTGCTCGTAGGGTTCTGTGATGCCAGGCGGCTCAATGGGAAGCATTCGATGGGGAGCTTCCGCCGAACCCCATGAGCTTTCCCTTGCGATCCCAATCTTTATGTCTCTTGATATAGTCATGTCCTGACCTCCTTAAGTTTCCTCCGCCGAACAGCAAGTGCCTCTCTGAAAGCAGTAGCCCAGCGATGAGCGTGCAGGTGAATGGCTCGATGGCCTTCCACGTAAGCCTTTGCACTGAGACCTAGTGAATTGCGCAGGTTCTGGCGAGTGACAAGGGCTTCGATACCCTTGACCCATTCACCAGTTGTATTTCGAACCAGGAGCCCTCTTTTTCGGTGAACAGAACCCTGATATGCGGGTACATTGCTAACCACAGACGGGAGCCCAAACATCGAGTACTCGAGGTACTTGAGATCGGACTTCCCTATTCTGTTAAAGTCGTTGCCGATTAGGGGAATAAGCCCAATGTCAAAATCCACAAAGTGCGATGGATACTCTGCTAGATTAGTATAGCCCGAGTCAGCGATGACTTGTGCTTGAGGAAGCTCGTCAAGCCATCCCGGTTCCATCCCAACACACTTGAAGCATGTGTTAGGGAATCGGTTCAAGATGATTCTCAGCGGCTCCCGTACAAGTTCTAGGTCATCTCTGTGAGTAGGACCCCCCATCCAGCCTATGATTAGCTGGCCGTTAGTTTCTGGCTTTTCGATCCTCCAGCGAGGGTGATGTGTGTCAACATAGTTCGATATACAAACTGCCACACTACCAGGTTCCATATATTGTCGATAGGTGGCAGCGAGACGAGTTGTAGTAGCAATCAACAAATCGATCTTTCCCAGCACCCTGAGAAAGTCAGGAACCTTCTCCTTCCAAAAAGTGGCAACAGCCTCAAAGGGAATATCAGGGAAAGAGACTACATGGTCGTCAATATCCATGACGATAGCCTTCCCTAGTCGCTTTGCTTTTTCTATGATTGGGATAAGGGTATCTGCCCGCTCCTCTCGCTCCAGAAAGAAGACGTTGGCCCAATTCAAGAGTTTCGCCATGAAGGCTTTGGTTTTCTCGTCAGTCCTGATCTTTCCCTCAGAGTCATGGGGAAGCATCTCTCTCCAAACTGCCTGAATAGCCCCTTGGTCAACAAGAATCTTGAGAGGAAGCAGGACCCTGTAGTAGCCACTTGCAAGAGTCTCATAGCAAGGGGCTATGACCTTCAGGGAAGGGATGATTCGCCCTATTCGCCTTCGCGCTCTCTTAGCCATCAATCTCACGCCACATAAACTATACTCCTGCGCTCCAGAACCCGGAGGTGGATTTCACAGTGATGGCAAAGCACAGTTCTTCCAAGCCAAGCATGATCGATCACTGGAACCTGAGGTGGCCTGACATGGATGTCAGTTGTCTCAAGCCCAAGTCGCTTCCTGGATTCTAGCGCATTTATGATCTCGTCAACCAAGTCTTGAAAGATCTCCTCGCTAGCATCAGAGTCCTTGAGGCCGACGTAACCGCTGATTACGAACAGGTGTTCGCGCATCTCTTGAGGAATCGGTACGCCATCAGCAGTCTGAGTAAACCCATCTCGGGTGATAAGCCAGACATTGGCTATACGCATGTATTGGTCCACAAGCTTGGTGAAGTACTCCCTAAAACCCTCGGGAGTCCTAGTATAGCGGCAATACTCCTGAACGACACCAACACCCGAGATATCCTCCAGGATACCTTTGATGGCAGTTGTGACCTGCTTCCTGAGAGTGGGCATCAGACATTACCTGTAGCCTGGCTTATGGACTAGCAAGGACCGATCCCAAGAGTACCGAGTATCCCAGTCCCCGTAGTGAAAGGCGGGTACCGCTGCACCCTCCGCAGGGAGACCAAGATGCAATCGCCAGACCTCCTCGCATTCGCGAGCCAAGGCCAGGTACTCCCCTGCCTTATCACGAAAGTTCATCACGTCAACATCTAGGGTTGGACCCCAGACTCGGGTGTACCTGGCAGCAAGGACTCTAGCTGCCATTGCAGATGCCAGGCTTGCCACAGCCCAAAAGTCAGCATCCTCGACAGTTGTTGCGGCGACGGCGACTGAGTGGGTATGAGTGAAGGTCAGACGGAGCGTCTTTTCAACCGCAGGAGTGACATTGAGGAGCCTGAGCACAGGATTCCCACTAGTGCCTTGATATAGGAGCATATCCTTAGGTTCGATGTAGGCAGGAGTCCTGTTACCCTGAGGATACTCGACTTCTAGAACGACCGAGAAATCTTTCTCCCAAGAATCAGGCAAGATGACATCGTACTCATCAGCACCATCGATGTCCTCAACCTTCTCTAGTGGCTTGTATTTGGAGTGGTGTCGCACAGCCAGCTCAATGGAATCAGTGATATCAACTGTGCTGATCTCCTCACTCTTTTCCACTTCCTGGAGTCGGCTGCGTATAGCCTCTATATAGTCGCTCAGGTACTTTGCCACATCCTGCTCCCTGATACCCTCTCACCCTGGACACAAGGGGAGCCATCCTGGGCCATGACAGGTTAGCTCCCCCTCAGCCAAGAAAGAAGAGTTTCTCTGGGCTATGACTAGGCCACGACCGCTGCATACACCCCACGGTGTTCTAGCGGTGCTACCCCGTAGATATGGCGTATTTTGTACCGAACGCTGTCGGCGGTGAACTGCTTGCCAGTGTTCGCCAGCTCGGTGAAGATCTGAGGCTCTCTAGCTCCATAGAACCCAACCTCGATAGTTGGGATAAGAGCTGGGTCACCCACTATGTACCAGTCATTCGGATCAGTCCAATGCCTCACCACGACGGTCTCGAGAACCTTGTAGTGGATATTTGGCACTGTGGCATTCATGCCAGTAATGATCTTAACCGGTGACATGATCAGATCCCAAGCTGTACCCCGCAACTCGAGAGGAACTAGCAGGTACTTAGGCTCAACATCGATGTAGGTGAGTGCAGTCTCACCAGCACCTACGGGTTCCATCTGCTCCAGCATAGCATTTAGAGCTGCTGTGAGTGAAGTGGCACTGAGAGCTGAACTGCCCAGGTTCCCGTGGGAAGTGTCAAACAAGGCTACTCCTGTATCCCACTCTACATCTTCGTTATCAGGAAAGATGTCGAAGATCGCCTTGTAGAGACCAACTCTTGCAGCAAAACCCATGGAACGAGGGACCCGCCTGATAGCATTCAGGTCATCATTTGCAATGGCCCTCAGAGTGATGCTCTCCAGCTTGCCCCGGACAGTGGGAGTATATACTGCCTTTTCGTCACCAGGGGAATAAAGGTAGGCATCATAGTCGTCACCTTCATCGACTTCTGCTAGAGCCCCGTACCCCCCAGTTCTCACCCGCTCCTGTTCCTTCATGTTGTCGAGAGTTTCGATGTTCGAGACAACCTTCTTCCAGTCATCATATCCAGGCTTCCGATACTCCTTCAGAAGCTGACGGGTGATACTGGTGCCAAAGACGTTTTCCCAAGTCCCGGTTTCGATTGCCTCTCGAAGGAACCCAGTAGCCGAGTCGAAGGGCCTGCCCGAGGCAGATAGGATTTCCTGAGCCCTCACCTCGAAGAACGGTCTTCGAGTAACAACTGAGTATGCCTCACGAAGATTGCGGAAGCGCTTTACTCCCTCGATATCCACACCCTCGAACATACCGTCCATGGCTTTGTCGATCTTGTCCCGAGGGCTATCGCCAAAGCGGACTTGGGGATAAGTAGGTGATACGGCGGGCAGGATTTGTGCCAAGACCTCTTTCTCCTCTCGGATTGCCTCCTTGAGTTCCTCACCTGTGAACTCGAGGGTTGAGAAGCGACGTCCGAGCTTGTCCTGGACGGGCTGTGGAAGATCGCTCGACCGCAGGCTGGAATCGAGTTCCACCTGCAGGGCTACCTTCCTGCCAGAGTCCCTCATCTCTGTGAGTTCGTCCTGCAAGCGCCTGATCTCAGTCATCGCCTCGGTGATAGGCGTGAAGTCTGGCTCAGGCTCAGGCTCAGGCTCTGGCTCTGGCTCCGGTTCCGGTTCTGGCTCAGGCTCTGGCTCTGGCTCAGATTCCAAGAACAGGTCTGGTCGAAGCTCCTCGAGCTCCTCCTTCGAGATGGAGCCCAAGATATCAAGTTGTCCCACTTCATCCTCCTCTGATTCTAGTATTCTCACGAACCTACCACCTGCAGCTGGCTCAGTGACAGCATCCACAGACTTTATCCCGTCGATGGAGAGCACTTCTTTGATGAACCGTTCACCCTCGCGGACCAGCTTGTGTCTGCCGATGCCACTGATGGAAAAGCCGACTAGATCATGCTTGCCCCGCTCCCAAGCCTCCACGACCTTGTCCCTGAACCAGGCTTCTGACTCGAGTAGATTGAGCGTTGCCCCAATACCCTTCGAGTTGAGCATTCGGACATTCTCGAACCAGCCAATCAGGTCACGGACACTGCGCTCAGGGCGGTCCCTCCGCTCGGAGGCCGTCTGATGGTCAGCATAGCACTTGGCACCCTCGAAGAGAGGTAGTGCCTTCTCGAGGATAGGTAGCGAATATCGGCGGCGTGTAGCTGAAAGCCCAGCCTCGACGAGAACCACTTCCCATTGTTTTCCATCAGTGTCTTCTACAGCCTCAAGAATCCGACCACTGCGAGCGACGAAGGATTCCTCACGCCTTTCGCCTATCTCCTTGGCTCGCATCTGAGCGCCACATTTAGGGCACTTCTTGTCACGAGCCTTCACTCCAGCCTCTACTGTCTCCTCGTGGCCGCATTCAGGACAATAGATGACATGCTTTCCGTGAGGATGTGGTTCGGCTTTGGAGACTTTGCCATATTCGCCCTTCATCTCAGTCCCACACTTGGGGCACTTCTTGTCCTTGAGATACTCATCTGCCTTAGCCTTATAGCCACACTTAGGGCAGACAAGAGCAGCCTTGGAGACTTTGCCGTATTCGGCTTTCATCTTAGTCCCACACTTGGGGCAGTTGCCCTTCGCGTCAGGAGTACCAGTGAAGCCACACTTGGGGCAGCGGTAGGTGCAACCCTTCTCGACTTTGCCGTAGTCTTTGCCGAAATACTGAGTCAGATTGTCCACAGTCTTCTTTGCGATGGCTTCAAGCTTGGTTTTGCCTTTGACCTTCTCCAGAAAGACTTTGAGCTTCTCTAGAGCCTCAGCATTACGGCTAGCTTTGGCATCCTCTGTCGCGGTCTGGCCTGCAAGGAGCTTCAGGCGCATGAAAGCGCCTTTGGCTGCCTTAGGGACCTCTTCGCCAGAGCCATCTACTGCTTTGACGAAAGCGGAGATCCACGCCTTCACCTTGGATGTGAATCCAGCCATTGTTATCTACCTCCTGTTGAGAAAAGAGAAAAAGCAGCCACATGAGCAGCTGCTTCTTTCTACTCCACATTCGCTCCACCAAAGTGAGCTTTATTCAGCCTTCCGAAGCGCTATCTTTGGTTTCAGAACCGCCTTTCCATTAGAGGCTGAAAGAGTCACGTCAATCTTGTGGTGTTCATATTCCCTGAGAATTGAGGCAAGCTCCCTGGACTCTAGAAGCTGCCCAATCCAGGCACGGACGATCGGGTGAGCCTCAGCCCTATTATGACAGATGTTTGAGAAGTTGTCAAGTCCGCCCACTGTTATTCGACCTGAATCAGAAACTCTTCCTTGATCGCAGGAGCGCTGACCAGGGAAATCTTGTCAATCCTGATATCGTAGAGGCCATCAGAACTATCCATACGGCCTTTCCCTAAGATGGAGAAACCCGTGAGTTCTCCCGTAAGGATGCGTTGTCGAACCTGTGGTGAGAGCACAGCAATCTCGATAACGGCTGTGCCCTTCCTGAACAGTCGCTTCCCAACACGAAAGCTCGCAGGGGCTTGAAAAATCTGGGTGAGCTTAACAGAACCCTTGGGAACCTTCTCACTATGCTCGATATCAATCTCATAGCCATCGATGGAGCGAAGGGCCTTGGTGATTTCCTCAGCAGTAACATGGTGCTCCTGGGCATCAGTTTTGCCAGGAATCAGAAGTGGCCCATAGAGGAACATACCCTTCTCGCTAGGAGGTGAGTGGAAGAGCCTAGAACTGAAGGAGAGAGACTTCGCTAAACGAAATTCCCCATCGCCAGCTGCAAACTCTTTCCATTTCTCTTCTAGCTTTTCATCAGTAATGGGGCCAAGCCATCTACGACCTAACGAGTCAGCCTTGAGGACTTTGAGCAAGTCAGCATTCCAGACGATGTGCTTGAGTCGCTCCTTCTGTGCCTGGCGTTCTTTGGACTCACGGGAATACTGGAGGATGTAGGGCCGAGGGTTTACAGTAACTCTGTTTATCATCCACCAGTCACCCTCTGCACCGATTTTCGTATACTCAGGTCTGGCTGCCAGGATCTGAGCACCCCAGCGACCAGAGAGCTTTTTGGTTCGATCGAACCAGAAGAAGCCTTCGTGATAATCACTCTTGCGGACACCATAAGCGCATCTGCCAAAGTCTGCAAAAATGAAACGAGCTCCAGTTTTGACTGTAGCCCCAACAGCACCTGGCGGAGCCCAATAGATGAGCCGCTTCGGATTCACGATTGTGAGCCAAATGAGAGGTTGGACTGCTTCGTCGAGTCCCCTCTCAGCCTCAATAAGCACTCTGAGTGAAATAGGATCTGTGTCTAAAAGCTCAAATGCAAGTATCGTTCCCTCAGGTAGAACTGCATCCCCGATCTGTACGATCTCGAATTGCTTGTATGCCTCTAGCAACTCGGAGCTATTCTCAACGAGATGGAGATACCGCTCCTCATCGCAGAGGGGGTTTGGGCATTTCCTATGTGCTACGATCTTATCATCGGGCTGATTCTCGAGAAACTTGTCACGGATGGGGTAGATATACTTGTGCCCACTCGCAAACTGTAAGACGATGGATGGAGCATCAACTGTATACCCGATGAGATGTTCTCCCTCAGGTGACCTCATACGCCAGTCGCCGTGAACGTTCCCAACGTTCAGGATTTGGTCAAGAGACGGAAGAGATTTAGGAACTTTCTCATCAAGGAATCCATGGACAGCAGCTGAGACGTCTCCTCGCTTGTCAGCAGCAGCCTGAGCACGGCGCTTGAGAGTATCTAGGGAGCCTGTCAGAATAACTGGTTTATACTTGCGCCAAATGTCAGGAATGAGGCTCGAGTCGCTCCTGGCCTTAGTAAACTCAGCTCGGAGACTCTTGAGTTCATCTGGTGTCCAGATACCTCGTTCGTGGTGCATATAGACGAAGGGAAAGGTCTTATCAGGAGGCTGGTGAACGAGATAGGGATCACCAAACTTACGCTCAGCCTCAGCCCGTTGCTTCTTGTGAGCGGGCTCATCGCCCTCACCAGAAGGCATACTAGACTCAAAGGCATAAACTTGGATGCTAGTGTTTGCCAGATCGTAGTAACCCAACTGGAGTCCTTCACGAGGAGAGAGAAAGTCCTGGAACTCAATGGCTACCTTTTTAGTTGTGAAGCAAGCCAGATGGTTTTTGTCCCACCTGACACACCAAGCACTATGTGCTCCTGCTTCCTCGGGTCCATCCTGACGGAAGGATTTAGGGATAATCTGAGGAGGCTTCTGAGCTGCTTCGTTAAACTTTCGAATCTTAGTTTCAGCTTCTCTGACCCCTTCTTTGCCATAAGGCTTGATACCTGTCCCAGAAAGATCGCAGTAGCCAAATTGCCCTATCTCACTAGAGGGCTGCTTATCACGAAACTTCTCTGCATCATTTTTCTGTCGATAACATGCGATAGCTCTACCCTCTGCCCAAATCACGCACCAACCATGACCTGGCTCAGCGGTAAGAGGCCCCTCAGAAAGAAAGCGAGAAGGCTTGGTGGCCTCGCGAAGCTTTTGAGCTTCGGCGAAATCATAGTTCCCAATCAAGAGTTCCTTCCGTGTACCAGGAGCCTGGCCTGTCCGAGTTTTTCGAGAATAGGTCGCATAGCGCATTCCAAGACTGACACCTTTGATGCTGGAGCCCTTGAAGGCTGCTCTGGTCCGCTTGCTATCGTACATAGAGAGCAGCCACTTACCACGAAGCCCCTTGAGGAACTTGGCCAGCCTTTCTGGCTCGGGGGCTGTAGATCCATAAGGTTGGAGATCACCACTGCCAAAGTGAGGGGGGTCAATATAGTGAAAGGTGGAAACTGAGTCATACTGCCGCATAGTCTTGAAAGCATCCTGTAGGGTGACAGTGACATCCCCCTTGAGCTTTTGGCTAGCAGCCTGAAGCTTAGCTACTACTCCAGCCCAGGAGCGAGTTTGACCAGTCGAAGCAAAGCCCTTGGCAGGAGAGTCAGCCCAGGAGTTGAAGTTAAGGTAGAGGAACCGATAGAATCGCTCCCGCTTGCGGACAGGTTTCTGGTCTTTGAGAAACTGCCAGCGACTCTTGGACGGACGCCAGTTCTGTTTCTTGAGCCACTCAATGTCTGACGAGGAGATATTCCTGATGAACCTGAGAGCTGCTATGATCTCAGGGTCCATATCGCCTAGGACAGATTTGGATGCTTTGTCCTTGGCAAAGAAAATCGTAGCCGAGCCACAGTAAGGCTCCACGTAAGCCTGGTGCTTAGGGATAAGTGGCAGGATGTGCTTGACCAGGAGTGTCTTGCCTCCTGGATGACCAAAGGGCCTGATAGATTTTTGGAGAGTCTTGGGTGACCGTTGTACGATCTTCTCAACGTCGGCCACAGTATCAGGCTTCTTTCGAGTTGGGTCATACTCGCGAACCCTAGGGAAGGTCCACGAATAGTGTTCCTTGCCCTCGTCATCCTTCCAGACTCGCATAAGGATCGGAGCGACAGTGATAATATCACCCAACTTGGGACCAGGATCGAGCTTGATCGCATAGGTATTCCCATAGGCCCAGTCACCACGCTCTCGATGCTCGAAGCCCTTAGCCATCTCCCAGATTTGGGGATCGTCAGTGCCCTTCCAGACTCCGCCCTCATGCTCGGCGTCGAACTTGAGAGTGAGATCTCCAGGGGCCAGTTTATGCTGAGAGTCAATAGGGATTAGCTTAGAGTCATCGCGAACTGCACACCTATAGTAGAAAGTTTGGGAGTCTTTCTGGAGCTTACGAAAAGCTTTGAGGGCCTCTTCGCCTTCGAGGTTACGCTTGGAGCGATCAGGCCAAGGGTTAGGTTTGCGAGTTCGACCTATAACTTGGACATGCAGTTCAGAGACCATCTTGAGCTTTCCCCAATCGGCAGTCTCTTCTCGAGTGCGACCCCGAAGAGGATAATCAGAGTCCAGAGTCTTGACCATTGCACCCTCGCTGCCAGGATAAGCGATGGCCTTGTCAAGGGCAGCCATAAAGTCAGCCTTGGATTTGGCAGTCCAAGTCACAGCTTTTCTAAGATGCTTCTTATCCTTGGGGAGCATCCTGGAAAGAGATGCAAGGCGTTCAGAGTAGGACTTGGTATTGAGTGCCTGACCATCCAGATAGAGAACGTCGTGGATGTTGATCCGAATATCCTCTCCCTTGACAGGAGTTTTGCCTACGATGACCCTGACCATCTCTCTGCGAGGGATAGGCTGCTCTTTCTGCCAGAGCACTAGTTCGACATCTACAATCCCCGACTTGATCGGAAGGCCGCGAACCTCGGAGACGACATCAGGAAGAATTGAGGCACGGTCACGCTTCTTGTCTTCAGTATAGATGGCTACTCGCTCTCCTTCCCAGTGGATAAGTAGTCTCAGGCCATCATACTTGGGCTGAATAGCGATAGGGCGATTAGCCTCCAGGCGTTCCTTAGCCCAAAGCTCATACAGGTCACCCTTGTTATTGAATTCGAACTGACCATAGCCAGTACGAGCTTTCAGGGGCGTGAAGGGCTTGAAGAGAGTCACCTGCTGCTCAGCGAGAACGAGAGTCTGTGCATCATCCTCGGGCAGACTGGATACGAATAATGCGACTCGCTCCTCATGAGAGAGCTCAGCTAGGCTCTCCCCAGATAGCTCTAGGCAGTCAGTAGGATAGAGGTTTCCTTCATGACCAAGGGTGGGTAGTGAAAATGAGGACAGACCCAGTTCTCGATATCGACTCAGGCTATCGGCGTAGTCACCCGAGACATCGTTACCATCTGCATCCAGGACGAAGCAGATATTTTTGATTTTTCGAATCAGGAGTTCAGCCATTACTGTTCACCTCAGGACCATTCTACACCAAACTGGAAGTTAGTCAAGCCCGCTCCAGACAAACCTGAAAATGCCAGTGATCAGTGAAAGAATGTTGGTCTGCATCAGTTTTTATTCTCGCTCTCTAGATAAGGCCGATCACAACCTATTTTTCAAGCCTTAAGATCCAAGTCGTGGATTCATCGCTAAGTCCAAACCCGCACTTCTCAAAGAGCTTTATCGATCGAGTATTATGACTGGAGATGGACGCCCGGAGCTCATGTAGCCCCAGCTCCCAAGCTTTTGCTATTGTCGCTCTCAACAACTTCTCTCCTAAACCCTTACCCTGCGAAATGGGAGAGATACAAACTCCTATCTCTGCTCCGCTCACTCCAGCAGACTGTCGTAGCTGGCTATAACCGAAGAACCAACCCGGACGGCAACCTATGTAGATGCGCCACTCGGACTGTTCTAAGTACTTGCTAAACCAAGCCTTCTGCTCTTCCACGGTGATAGGTCTAGGATCTCGTAGCCACCTGTACACTTCAGGGTTGCTACGTGTCAATCGCACAAACTCGAGTGTTCCCTCGCTCAGGGGTTCTAAGATGATATCACCAGCCAGTATTGATAACATCAATCACCTTTTCGATATCCTCATCTGATAGACCCAGGTGCAACGGAAGAGAAATCAACCTCTCAGAACAAAGTTGTGCCACGGGAGTCTCACTTATAAGACCACCATAGATAGAGTAGGAGTTGTTCGGTATATAATGGACTCCTGGCTCGATACCGTTCCCTTTCAGCTTTTTTATGAGGCCATTTCGGTTTCTTGCTTGGATCCAAAAAAGATGCTGAGCACAGGTTCTAGTAGGATCTGATAGGGGCATCTTAATCACAATGTCTCTATGAATCAAACCCTCGCTGTACATCACTGCGATCTGCCTGCGTCGCTCGTTTCCTGCTTCCAGTACCTTGAGCTGGGCTAAGCCAATAGCAGCGATTACGTCATTCATATGATACTTGTAGCCTATCTCAGTAACATCATACTGCCACGCGTAGGCTCCAGTATCCTCCTCAGTACGTCTCCAAGTATCCTTGTCTATGCCTAGCCATCGTAGTCGCTTGGCCCTTTCTGCATATTTGCGACTCGAGGTAGTTAGCATTCCGCCATCAGCCGTAGGGAGATTTTTGACAGCGTGGAAGCTGAAACAGGTCAAGCCAGAACCCCCGATAAGGCGATTTATGTAGGTGCTCCCACAGGCATGAGCGGCGTCTTCGATAACAGTAATACCCAAGTGTCTGGCAGGCTCTTGCAACATAGCAAGGTCACAAGGCCAGCCCCCAAAGTGGACACACATAATAGCCTTAGTCTTCGGAGTGATTAGCTTCACTACAGACGCCGGATCAATGTTACACGTCCTAGCCCTAACATCAGCCCAGATAGGGGTTGCCCCACAGTATCGAATCGCATGATTAGTAGACACAAAAGTAAGTGGGGTCGTTATTACCTCATCACCAGGTCCCACTCCAACTAGCAAGAGAGCTAGGTGCAAAGCAGCTGTACCTGAGTTGAGAGCAACTGCATACTTCGCTCCTACGTATTCAGCAAATGCTTTCTCAAACCCGGCGGTCTTGGGTCCCAGGCCAATCCAGCCCGACCTGAGAACTTCCTCGACCGCTTTAATAGCCTCTTCTGTAATGTATGGCTTAAACAACTGCACCTCTCAGTCCTCCCACGGAGTAAAGTCTTTGTTCCAATAGTTGTCACTGGATTTATGGATCTTATCTGCCAGAGTGATTGGGACATGCTCTATCTTGAAATGTTGTGCAATTCTGAACCAATAGTCCCAATCTGCCGTCGCGGAATAGGAAGCACCTGGGTGAGAATATCTCCCGTGCTTATTTCTGAAATATCCCACTTTATCAATGACCTCTCTGCGATGCATTACTGCCAAGACTGCTATGAGATTTGTGCGTTTCATCATCTCCATATCAAAATCGCGAGATAGATCACGCCTGGCAATCTCTCCCTGCCCATATAGGTTTCTGTGCCAAACATAGTCACAAAAGGCTAGTCCGACGCCTGGATGTGCGTCTAAGTAAGCACTCATAATCTCTAAGAACTTGAGTTTGTAAGTGTCATCATGGTCAAGATAGCAAAAGTACTTCCCACGAGCAATCCTCATACCGTCATTCCTAACACACTCGCCCTGCCTTAGATATGGCCCCGCCTTTTTGATATAGATGATTCTGGAATCATCAAACTGCTTGATTACTTGTTCAGTGTTGTCAGGAGAGACGTCATCAATGATAATAAGCTCGAAGTTGGGCATGGTTTGGAGTAACACGCTTCTAATAGATCTCTCGATGAAGCGTGCTCCTTTGTAGGTAGGCATTATGACAGATACTAAGGGGTTCATTATTACTCTCTTGCTATTCTGATGATTTGGCAAACCCTACTGATCTCTCTCTGACTCACAGAGGTGCCAGTAGGCAGACAGAGCACTTGCTGAGTTAGGAGATCAGTCTCTGGCAACAACAGGCCCTCGTAAAAAGGGGAAGAGTGATACGGCTCCATGCGATGGCAGCCTGGATAGAAGTAACGTCGAGCAAGTACATTCTCGGCATGCAGAACCTCAACTAGGTGATCCCGACTGATACCAGAAATCGCCTCATTGATCTCTAAAACGATGTACTGATAATTACACTTCTCGGTTTCGTCATAGGCTAGGAGCTGAATTCCAGGTATGCCCTCCAACTCCTCTCGATATCGCTTATAGTTGCGGTAGTTGACAGCAACAAACTCACTAAAACTCTCCAGTCCCGTCAGCCCCATTGCTGCCGATATCTCACTCATCTTGCCATTAGTGCCAACGCTAACAACGTTATCATAGCCTGCAAAACCAAAGTTCTTCATCAAGCGAACCCTGGCAGCTAAGTCATCATCGTTGGTAGTTATCGCCCCACCCTCGAAAGTATTGAGAATTTTTGTCGCATGGAAACTAAACATCTCAGCATTGCCAAAACTACCAACCATTTGCCCTTTGTGCGAACATCCAAAGGCATGGGCAGCATCAAACAGGAGCTTTAGACCTTGTCGCTGTGCAAGCTTAGTTAACACTTCTATATTACAGGGCCGTCCCCATACATGAACGCCGATAATGCCAGTAGTACGTAATGTGATCAGTCGCCTCACTTGATCTGGATCTATGTTACAAGTGTAAGGATCAATATCGCAGAAGACAGGCGTAATTCCCAGCCACTGCAAAGCATGAGCTGTAGCAATAAAGGTAAATGAAGGCACAATGACTTCGCCAGACAGCCCCAATGCTCGGATAGCGACCTCCAGCGCAACAGTACCATTACAAGCAGCAACACAATGCTTGACTCCTAAAAGGTCAGCAACGCGCTGCTCGAATTCCTGCACATAGCGACCCCTGTTAGTCAACCAGTGTCTATCCAGGAGATCGTTGATACGCTCTAGTAGACATTCACGACTGCCGATATTAGGACGACCGACGTGTAGTGGACTCATAATAGTCAAACGGCATCAACCTTTCGTATAACCCTGGCAGGAACCCCATAGGCCACCATATTATCGGGGACATATCTTAGCACAACAGCGCCAGCCCCCACCAGGGAACCCCTACCGATAGTTACATGCTCTATAACTATTGCTCCGATGCCAACCCACGCAGCTGAACATACCCTTACTCCGCCAGCCAGACAAACTCCTGGGCAAATGTGAACTCCATCACCTATGATGCAGTGGTGACCAATACTAGTGCAAGAATTGATTATTGCGTTCTCTCCGATCGTTGCCCCAGGTTTTATCACTGCCCCAGCCCCAATCACAGTACCTGAGCCGACAGGCACGTCAGCTGCGATGACAGCACTGGGATGAATGGCGGTAGCCAATCTAAAGCCACTATCACGAACCAGTTTGGACAACCTTAGTCGTGCTCTGCAGTTCCCGAACGCAAGAATACAGTACTCGACACCCATTTCCTTGAGATTGTCTAATTGTTCCTTTCCACCAAGAATAAAGGCTTCACAGAACTCTATACCACGACGCTCGGGATTCACATCGTCGAGAAATCCTACAATCTCGTACTCGCCCTGCAAGCGTACAATGTCGGCAACCACTAAAGCGTGTCCTGAAGCACCCCAGACCACCAACTTGCGTTTCACGAGGTACTATCTCCTTTTCGATACGTCGCTATCAACCGAATACAGATGAACATCTTTGCACCAACGAAGCACTTTACAGATTTCGAGACCGACTTCTGTGCCTCCTGGAAACACCAAAACTCTGTAGGGTCTCACACTCCTGCCTCTGAAGGTAGGATGCGCTGGCAAATAAGCATATTGGGAACCTCCTGAACTCTCTCCCATTCAGGATTATTAGTTAGCACCTGGTTTACGGCCTTTGCAACGCTTTTCCACTCAATGTCATGGAAGGCAACATGACCACCCACAACAACCCATTTTAGGAATCCGCAGTCACTAAGAACTGTTGCGGTGTCATGACCACCGTCTATGAAAAGTAAACCTACTGGCTCCCAATCTAACTTAACAGCATCCAGGGAGTTCATCTCGTGAACTTCAATCTTATGTCTCCAAGGCTTCACATTCCGCTCAAAAATGTCGCGAGTATCGGGTTTTTTTGAGGGTACAATTCCCCGCCCTGTTTTATCTCTGGGAACTCTACCACCCCTCGGAGCTTTCACAAGAAAGTAATCAATGCAGATCACTTTTCTCGCCACAGGAGCCATTGCAACGGTTGATTTGCCGAAATAGCTACCAACCTCCAGCACAACTTGATCCCGCGCAAGGCGCTCTAACACCTCAGCCTGTGCCAAGGATAACCAGCCGAAAACTTTAGCTATTCGCTGAGATAACGATATCTCCGCCATAGTACTCACTCCCCAAAAATCTCTAGTTCCTTAATGACGTATTTGCACCACTTACCAAATGCTAGATCTTGATACCACACTACCTGAGCAAGTTCTCCCATTTGCAATAGCTTCTCCACCGAGGAGGAGAAAGAGTTCAAGATATCCTCAGCTTCCTCAGCCGAACTCGCATAGAAACTCATTTGATCCCAGTCCAGGAACGCTTTGAAAGGGCGAGTATCTATGTCACTGATAAGTAAAGGCACTATCCCTAACTGCATTGCCTCATAGAACCTAAAGGAAGTTGGCCCATAGCCTCGCGGGCTGAGGGCGATATAGGACTGGAGCATCTGGTTGACAAAGAAACCAAGACTTTTGACGCTGCCGCGTATGTCAGTATCATCTCTCTTGCCTAGAAGGCACTGCATCTCGAATCGGATCGTTGGGTATGTCCCCAACCTCCCAACAAAAGAGGCTAGCCACTTTTTTCTCGGCTTAGGAGAAGGAGTCTTGTATGGATAAACCAACAAGGGCACATCGAAACTTTTTCCTCTGCGGGACGAGAAAAACTTGGTGATTCTACCAAGATCAACTAGAGGGCCTGCAGAGTCCTGGCAGATTGTAAAGGTCCTATCCTCATTGAGAGTTCGTTCTAACACTTGCTGCTGAAGGAATTCCAGTCCCGTCTTTCCATGACTGTGATTCCAGTGATACCAGGTCCAGTATATGGGAAGATAATGCCAATCAGCAACACCAGGTCGATTCGTGACAAATCCTGGGTTCTGCTCGAGAAATCTAAGGAAATCTTGCTCAATGCCATAGCTTCCTTTGTTATGTGCAGGATAGGCAAATACGGTAGATTGTGGTTGGAGCTCAGGAGGTACTGGCAGAACGAATATCTTCACTTCAACGACTCCATCCGCATCTTTTACACAGGGGTAAGAAGCGTTCTCCCCTGCTTAGTCTTTCGTATACCTCTTTGTATGGCTAAACATCAATTCCCCTTAATCAGGTCAGCACACCAGAGGCAGAACAGAGAGCCTTTTAGTCTGGTCAGTACCTGTTCCGTACCAGGATTTGGATAAAAAAAAGCCTCTTCTACCACAGAGAATTCTGGTAGTGCAGCTAAGACTTGAGATTTGGTGAAAATCCTGTGAGCATTGAAGCAGAGCATGGATGTATGGCTTATAGGTACACTTATTATGAAGTGTCCTCCTGGCTCAACTACTCGGGAAACCTCTTTGAATGCTTTGATGCTGCCATACGGGTCTAACTTGTCGCCATACCGACCTAACCCAACATGCTCTATTACGCACAAGCTACACAAGAGTTCCACGGAGCCATCGGCAACAGGAAGATTGGTGATTGAAGCTCGCCTGCAAGTCAAGTTAGGTAAAGAGACTGGAAGGGGCCTTATATCAAAACTAGTAGTTGGGAACAACCGAGAGATGATCCCTACGAGAAGTGCAGTTGAACCCACGTCAACTACACTCTTTGGATGAATCTCAACGATTCTCTTAAAAGCCCACGTATCCTGACGGAAGCAAAATCCATCCACATGAGTCACAGCGGTTTTCTGGCCGAGACACGGGTATCGAATTCCTCCCTTCTCTGCACCAGGAAGTTTCATGTAGGCTATGTACTCTCTGCGATACTCCTCCATCATCTCTTCCCGATTCACTATTCTGTCTCCACTTGATACGAAAACACCAGAACTCCTCGATGTATCTTCTGGAAAGATCCCTTTCCCGTGTAATCCAAACAGACAAAACTCGAACTAATTCTGTATACAGCAAAGTCCACCTCAGCTCTTGTAGGCCAGTTATAGCCACACACCTCGGGATCTCTCTTTCCAAAATCATCTACATCGTCGATTGCGATAACAAGTGAAGAGCTAGGACAATATTGACGAATAGTTTCTAGCTCATCTAACAAAGGGCACGGAAAATCTGCACCGCCAGTGCCACTGCCACTAAAGTGCCCATCTAGCCAGAAGAAGATTCGATCTTCGGAAGAACACAATGGAAAGGTCTGCTTACGAAAGATCTCGTAGCTTTTACCCAGGAAGACCTGCTGATTCGCCCCTGTTGGATACTGAGACACCGCTAACCTATAAAGCCCTAGTGCAACTTCAACAGTATAACAGCGCTCAAATATACCTGACTCAAGAGCCCTTCGGAAAGAGTACCCCAGATGTGTCCCTGACTCGATGAATACATTGCACTGAGCATCCCTAGCAATCTTCAAGATTTGAGATGTGATAGTGGACATCATCTACTTACTTAGGGTCTCGGCAGATCGCAACAACTGGCGATGCTTTTGTGTCAGTATCCAAGGAAGGACCGAGAGTGTGATTAGAGAGCCTAACGTCACCGAAATATGAGAGAAGGACATCTCGAAACTCTCCAGCAGTCCATTCTCGAACATGCCGTATGTTTCCTGGGGGGCCCTCGCTCTGTGCTCCTCCTCTAGAGTTTCTGTTCGGCGACGAGATGTAAAGAGTTCCTGGGTCTTTGAGAATGCGGCGTAGCTGACTCAGCACCTTCTGATAATCCTTGACATGCTCAATGATCTCAATGGCAGCGATGATATCAAAGCCAGCGTCGGGCAGAGAAGAATCCTTTATATCCCCACACAGAAAGCGAACGTTCTTCAAGGGGAAACACTTCCTAGCAAACTCATAGCCACGAGGGACTATTTCGACTCCAGTCACCGACCGAGCCTCTTGGGCCAGAATGGCTGTACCTAAACCTGAACCCGATCCGACATCACAAACTACCCTATCTACAGACTCACGTGCAACAGCCTCGTAGATTTCTCGCTGGGGGTAAGAGAATAACACCCTACTTTTCCCCCAACGATCGAACATAGTCTCTACAGGATTACATTCCATCTCGGGATTTTCTTTGTACATCATGGTCCTCACTTTACAGGAGTATTTGGGAGACTGACTATCTCCCGCCAGTTCTTGTTGCGGTGTATCTCAAGACCACCAAACTGCATATTTACGAAACCTAGCTTTTTGGAGAGTTGCTGCTCACCCCAGTTATTTTCGTTCCTATAATACAGTTCTACCAGACCTAGGGCGATGTTGCTGCGAGCAAGCAGTTCTTCCAGGAACTTGGCACGATATACTGATAGCCAAAGAACAACTGGCCAGCACCTGCTCTTCAACACTCCATCTTGGAAGCGTGTCCACCATAACGTATAGTCCTGTTGTCGAGTAGGTGTAAGGTGTACTCCTCTGAAAGAAACCTGACCAGGGTCAACGCTTATATGGGTAAGGTTGCCTAGTTGGAAGTTGTGAGCTCTTCCGATTAGCGGATAGCCAACCAGGCGTATCTGCACTAACTCTTTGTCTCTTTCAAAAGCATCGCAACTATGCTTAAGGAGTTGCTCCAACTCAGAAACATACACATTGTCATCTAAGTGAATGAAACTAAGATCGGAGCCTTGTTCATGAGCCTTGCGTACAGCAGAGAGAAGAGCCGCAGTGCCACCAAGACGCTTCAGACGCTGAATGTAGGTAATGTTCGGCTTGTTATAAATCTCCTTGCCTACTCCATACCAAGTGGATCCAGGCTTTGGTAAATCGTCAACAACAATGTGAGGATAAGTCTCGCCAACAACCTTCCTTAGTGAGGCTAGGGAGTACCGAGCAAACTGAGCACGCTGCTGACTGTGAATGTAGCTCGGCGTCACAATTGTAAGCTGCACCTTGCTATTCTCCCCTTGAGGCTTCGCACAAAAGATCCCCATCTATAATGGATCCATTGCGCGAGGGAACTACTCTGCAGCTTATGATGCTGAATCCCGCCTGCTCTACAAAATGTCTTAGGCTCTCCACGTCAAATAGGTTGTGGTTTAGATACCCAGGTCCTCTATTCTGCATACCCAGAATGCTGTGAAGTCCCGTGCTCGCTCGGAAAGCCAAGTCTCCTGCAAGCCAACGCCTCATATGTGTAGTGATGTTAGGGCATCGAATTTTCAACCGCCCTCCAATCTTCAATACTCTGAGCCACTCTCTAAGCGTCGCAGGAAAATCTGAGGCAGGTATATGCTCAACCAAGTGCGATGAGTAAACCTCGTCTACACTCTCGTCAGGATAATCCAGATGTCTTACATCCATTCTCTGATCAGCTTTAGAGTAATACTTATCTATGTTCACGTAGCCCTTGAGAAGAGCTCCGCCACAACCCAGGTTCAGTTTTAGAGTACACACTATGAAACCCTCCTAATCATCTGAGCTATACGCATGTCCCAAGTGTGACGAGCAAGTACTTCCCTTCGCCCTGCAGTAGCAATTTCCTCACGTTCCTCCTCGTGGGCAAGATAGTACTTGGCTAACTCTATAGCTTCAGGTACTGAGTTGAACCACACTAGGTGTTTCCTGTTCTCAAAGAATGTCTCTATGCCAGGTACATAGTGAGTTAAGTGAAAAGCCCCACTAGCCATCGAGTTCATGGCACGTCTCCACGATGCGTACATATGAATATCGTTCACACCATTGACACCCAGGGTAACTTTTGTGCGAGAGCAAACTTTAGAGAATGTGCCACCAAAGACAAATGGGTGCAGGTACACATCTCCCCTCTCTCTCAGATACACCCAACTCCCGATAGTTCCAAAGATATGTAAACAGAATCCCTCACCAAGAATAGTTTCTAGCAACTGGCGGCGAACCTTGTAGCCTGTATTCTGAGGAAGAGGGATATTAGATCCCATAAAGACTAGATCCCAGGTCTTCTCTTCCTTTTTTGGGTAGAATACTTCAGGATCGACACCGCAACCCCACCAATCTCCAACATACTTCACACCCGCTGCTTCATATATGTTGCGACACCTCGCGTCATCATTGTTGAACAAGGTGCAATCTGCGTACTGACCTATATCAACTACCCATGGTTGCAAGTTCCACCGAAAGTCTCCATAGAAATGAATGACATAGGTATCCAAGCTCTCCTTGATTGCTTCGACAGTAGCTCCAGAAACGTTTCCGCACTTCCCAAGGTGAATCAGGCGAGGCTGAAACCGCAGAGCAGCCTCGACTAGCATCTCATTCATTCGAATGACACCGTGTTTGGCAGCGAGAGATCCATTATCGAAAGTTTCTAGGGTAGCGATTTTGCGATACGCCTTTATTATACCATTCACGTTGTCTGCTGAGTAGGCAGACGAGATAGTATCAACGTATAGAACTTTCATACAGATGCCTTTCCCGCAACTACTGCGTCGATTATGCGCTCCCCTACTCGTTTCCAAGTATGTTCCTGGACTTTCTCCAGGCCAAGCTTGCAAAGGCACTCTCTTTCTACATCATGGGACAGATAGTAGTCAATAAGATCAAGTTCCTCTGTAGGACTCCTGAACTGAGGTACGGCATCTCCGAACAAATCCTCTATTCCGGCGTTCCAGGCCGAGATACAGAATCCACCGCTCGCCAATATGTCGAATACTCGGACTGGAACAAAACCCTGGTCTGACATTTCGTGATACTGGTCATTCAGACTTATCTTGACTGAGCCATACAAATCAGCCAAGTCGTCATAAGGGAAAAACGCACCCCCATAGTATTTCTCAGGTAGAAGACTTTTCCATTGGCCACTCCACGCCTTTATCCTGTAATCTCCAGATAGCAAGGGGGTCAGAGCTCGTCGCCCCCAAGTTCCCTTGGGTCCCTGTCCTGGCCTGGGATTAGCTACAAGAGCTATGTCGCAGCCGAAATCCTTACGCTCTATGGGGGGAGTCTTGGAGCTAGCCCCAACCATCGTCTCAACATTTTGGCAACCCATATCACGGAGGACTTGAGTGAATGGTGAAGAGAGACAGAACACTTTGCCAAAGCGTTGCAGATAACTAGGGTTCCTCCCAGCAGAATTTGGGTGATCATAGAGCCAGGCGATAGTATAGATGTCGGGTAACCTTTGAAAATCATAACCCAATTGAAAGAAGCAAGCATCTGGATCCTTGTCTGAGACTTCGACTCCTAGTGACTGTAGAGCCCTAGTGATCTCCTGTCTTACCCAATAGTCACCCCATAACAGAGCGGTGGATGGTGGTTTGGCATACTGCATATCACTCGAGAGGACATATATCCTCATCTTACACGCCCCCTGGCATCTTTCCGCTATCAGGGCACCAAGTGTACTGCCCTATATCTCGAACTGTCACCTTGGTTTCATAGTGGCCGGGGTTTCCTAGTTTACCTTGCTCAGTTAGTTCTCTAACTCTCAATACGGCAGCATTATGAGCAGACGTTTTGAAGTCTCTATACATTGCCCCATCTTGCATCTCAAAGTTTTCGTCAGGCAACTCTCTGCAGTTAGCATTTCTCACATAGGCACTTCTGAGTCCATGATGCTGCTGCCTCGTATGGAGCTCGCTATCCTCTAGGCCATATATACTGTGTTCACAGAAATACCCCAGCCTCACGAGTGTGGCAGCACTCATAACATAGAGTCCCCCAGGATTAGGGCAATTATCCAGGAAAACTCCCTCAACCTCTTTCCAAAGAGTCGGGGTAAACCACGTGTGTCCCCAGGGCTGACCAAACCCCTGCACGTTGTTGCCAACTATCCCGAGACCAGGGAGCTCCGAAGCATAGCAAAGATAACTAAGCCAGTACGGGCTAACCTCTATGTCATTATCTATACAACAGTACCAAGCAGCTTCGCCTTCCGAGACCTTTAGCCCAAAGTTCTTCCCTACTGCGATTCCTCTATTCTCGGGCAACAAAATCAATCTATCGATCAAGTCTGCTCGCCTGAGCTTCTTCAAGTTCGCAACGGTTTCATCCCAACTACCATTATCAACAACTGTTAAGACGTGAGGTAGGAAAGTATTCGCGAAGACCGAGATCAGGCTCTGGCCAGTACATTTCCATCTGTTAAAAGTGACCATCGTAACGGAAGCCCTCTGTTCAGACTTCTTAGCATCCGCTACGAACTGTTCAGGGCTAAACACCTAGTTTATCCTTCTTCCTTGGATTGTGCGAGTATCCCTGTCCACCCAGAAGCCGCTTCTTTTTTCCTCATTTTTGATATGTGACTACCAGGCCCAGACGTCCTGACATCTCGCGCTGCATCAGGCCACCTGAAATCCATATCAACCTTCTTGCTCAGAGCAGGAAGTTTCTCGGTCCACAGCTGTCTATACCGAGCAAGACTTTCAGGCGGAATCCACTTGCCAGTCTTCCGTTGAGTATAAGCCCACAAATGAGTCAACACAGCTGTCGGGCAGTAAATGTTTTTCAGGCCCGCCTCGAGACACCTTAAGCCGTAGTCTACATCTCCATAGCCAAGCTTGTACCCTTCATCTATTAGACCTACTAGTTCTATAGCAGATTTCTTGATAAGCAGACATGCACCTGTGTTAAAGGGAACCTCTCTCACTTCTAGTGATTCTGGGGTATCTGCAGAAGCTCCGTCAAAGGGATGGAAAGGATTCGTGCGATGAATGCTCCCTCCTATGTGCTGAATTCTCCCATCAGCATACAATAACTTGGCCCCAACTGTTGCCACGTCATCAGGTTGAGCTAATCGAATCATTTCCCTGAGCCAACCTCTAGTTCTCACAATGGTGTCACTGTTCAGAAGTAGACAGTATTCTCCTCTAGAGTGCCAGATCCCCTGGTTGTTTGCAGCAGCCCATCCGAGGTTTTCCTCATTGGCTATCAGTGTCAGACAGTTCTGTTTTTCAAGCCATTCCACACTTCCATCCTTACTTCCATTGTCAACCACGATCAATTCGAAGGAGCGGATAGTTTTATCCAGAACACTTCTGACGCAATCGGCTGTAATCTCGAGAGTATTGTAAGTGACAACTATTACGGAAGTTAGTCTCGATACTATCTTGGGAGGCCACCGCTCCAGACCCTCCCGTATCAGAAGCTGACTCCGAGGCAACCGAAGATGTTTAGATGTCCCGAGATCTTTGGGTATTTCGAATGTACTAGAAGAAAGCCCTTCGGAACTTTTGGGACTCTTTGGAGCTGAGTTCTTCCCCTGGAACAGATCCTCGTCACTACGCAACTCTGGCCACTGGGATACCAATCTTTGAAGGTTATAATCTCCCCGACCTGCTGACTCTGGTCCTAAACCATTCTCGAAGTGACACAATATGGCTTTGGGTTGATACACAACCTTCCAGCCTGCTTTGCGAGCACGCCAACAAAAATCAGTATCCTCGAATTGGCCACCCTCGAAGCCCTCATCGAAGCCTTTAAGGTCTTCCCACACTTTACGACGGATCAGAATACATGCTCCTGTCACAGCGTTTAACTCACGTCGCACGTTAGCTTCTTCACAAGAGAGGCTCTTTCCTCGAAAGGGATGATAGGGATGTTTTTGACTGGTACGAGCTACTCCTGCATGTTGAATTGTGCCTCCCAGTGGCTTCCCTTTTGTCTCGGGATAGACTAGTAAGGCACCTACAAGACCAATCCTGGGATCAGCCTGTAATTCCTGCTGCATGTGAGTAAGCCACTGCTGCATTGGCTCCGTATCAGCATCCAGCAAACAGATATCACCAGGAACTTGCTTGACCGCCCAGTTAATGATGTCAGGGAAGTTCCTGCGAACCTTGGATCTGAGGATTACAGCTTGTCCTGAACGCTTGAGTTCACTCAAGTACTTTCGAAGCTCAGTACTAGGGGAGCAGTCATCGGCGATATAAAGCCGATAGGTTGCCTTGGTATGCTCGCGAAGAGCGTGGATGCAGCGACGCAAATACTCTACCCCATTGTACGTTGGGATCACAATGGAGATTACATCAGTAGTAGCATCGGAAGAGGGGCTCATTGATCTCCACCTTTGTGAGTGGGATGTGGGGGACTAGATAGGACTTGAAGATAGGCTTGCCTTGCATGGCCTTCTTGGGTCCACACCAGTTGAAAGTTAGGGTTACAGCGTCAGGCAGAAGACGTCTCAGTTTGAGTTCGATACCCGAGTTACGCTCAGCCTCTCTAACTGAGATGATATCATCAGCCAAGGTAGCATAGGGATCTTCCACAAGTGCAGCTGGAGGGAGACCTCGATAGAGTTCCCAAGAACGCTCTGATATCCCCTCATGTCGAGTCTCTCGTTGAGACCAAGGACCTCTCCAGTTCACAGGTACAGCTACCAAGTCAAGCAGAGGCACATAGTCGAAGGCAGGGCCACGCTTATCATAGACTCGGTGGATCTTGTCAGAAGGGAGCTTGATGACGCGCAGGAGAGCCTGAGTGACCTTTGGATTCTCCTCATCGTCTCGGATAACCAGGTCACAATCGTGAGGTTTGCGAAGCTCGTAGACTGCGGATCCTGTGTGGCTAATATAGGAATCAACGATGACGAAGGGGACAAGGCGAAGTTTGGCCTTGCGCAGTTCTCGGTCCAAGTCATCAACCATCTCATGTGGCAGGCCGCGCCGCTTCATTTCCTGCAAGGCGAAAAAGTGCGCATTCACGACATCTTCCCTGCTGGCCCCTTCGCCTTTAGCATAGAGCTGGTGAAGAGAGTCATGATAAGTTACTAGTGCCTCGTCATCCTTGATCTCTCGAGCCCTGGCATAGAGGCTCTTCTTAATCGGAATCTCAATGCCCTCGCCCTCCAGGGATCGCCTAGCTCTATCAAAGAGTTCCCTCGCATGCCGCTTGTAGCCGCTAGGGTGAAACCTTGCAGCCTCGCGCTCTATGAGTTCTTTGAGGATTGCACGATACTTCTGCTCAATGAGCTCGAGGGAATAGGCAGGCCCTTTGCCTTGCTGCTTAGTAGACCACCAGGCCAGCAAGATTCGCATGTCATCACGTAGAATGGCATTGCCCCGCTTGGTCTTGGGAACTTTCGTGGGATCGTAAGAGGTTAGATCTCTGATCTTCTCCAAATGGAGTTCTTTGGGTGCTGGGTCAAGCCACTTCCAAGACCTGAGCCAAGTCTGAACTTTGGTATCAGGGGGAACTTGAGTTCGCTTAGGAGGATCATAGGTTTCCAGAACCTGGACTTCATAGGCATAAAAGTTCAGGCTGCCTGGCCACCATTCATCCCTTTCCCTCTCAGTGATGCGATGCTTGCTACGGAGACCCCTGAATTCGCCCAGAGTTATCGTCTTAGGGCTGCCCAGAACGATCTTGCCATAACACTTTAGCTCCTGGTCTTGCTGGTCAGCGAATAGATAGATAGGGATACGGACATATTTGTAAAACCGCTTCGCCCTGATGATCATGGTCTTGTTGACGGTCATAATCATCTCGGCGTGATGCTTAGGACTTAGATTGAGACCTATTTGCATGAACTTCCTCAACTTGTGTTATAAAAGAATCGAGTTCAGCATTGGTCAAATAGATGCTACATATTCCCTTAGGGCTTATGCAGCGAATCATGTACTCACCACAGTCAAAACCAGGCCCCTGGTTCTGAAAAAGTTGCAAGGTCGTCCTATCCTGGAAACCTTCGTAAAACGCCATCTTCAGCCTCATTTTGCCCCTCTCCTATCCTCGCTTCAAACTGACTCCGAGACCTAGCTGCTCGAGTAGAGCTCCAAAGACACGTTTGCCCAAGTCTGCGTCTATCCATTCGTTCTTTTGAGCAGTATCCAGGGCCTGAGTAATGCGACTCATCGCGCCACCAGTTCGCTGGAGATCCCTGAGAGAAATCTTGGGCATGATGATGTCAAGTGCTGTGTCTACATCCTTATCAATTATCCCGTGGATGATCTTCTGGTCAATCACAAAGTTCAGAATCTCCCGTAAAAATCCTTCGATTTCAGACTGGCGTGCACTGAGAGATTGATAAGCTGGTGCAGCCATAGACTCAGCAATTGCTCTGCCTGCAGTGGCGGGTTCGCTGAAGAAGTGGACGGGGATACCCATGCCTCCTAGCGCATAGTTGCGGATGAGCATAGCTTCATCAGTGATGTTCTCAGCCTTTAGACCTATCTCCATAGGCTCCCATTTGACCCACTCATTATGGACGAGGAAGGCCCCTGGTTTGGGTGGATTGGCTTCCAGCTGAGCGACTTGCCTCTTAATTTTGGCATCATCAGCACCCCTCATCTCGACATCCCATATCCAGCCAGCCTCATGAGTCATTCGCTCTAGAGAGTTGAAGATAAGCTGGTCTAGACAGTCGATGAAGTCAGCTGCGGCAAGAAGGTCGCTAAGGCCCCGGCTTGCATCCCCTACACGGTTGACCGAAAAGTAGAAACAATCACCGACTCGCCTTTGGTAGACGGAGGGTGAGTCGAGATCTTCGGATCTTAGTCTCGCCTCTACACCTCGCTCTACATGGATGACTTTGAGTTCCTTGTTCACACCGGGCTGATCCGTCGATCTGAGCACGACCCTATCATGACGCAACAAGTTCGTGATATCTAGATGGACATCCTCGACTTGGAAGGGGGAGATATAGGCAAGCTCCACATCCCCGTTGTGCCTGTTCACAGTTGCTGGAACGGTCACTTCGCCATAGAGACTGAGTTCGAAGGCTAACAGAGGCAGGAACCTATCCAGGTTATGAGTAGGGTTTCCCCAGAACTTCTCGATGCAGGACTGAACAACTGGAGATTTGGCCTTTACACGAACCCCACCGCCAACTACATAGTCTCGCATGAGTTCAACGCTTCTATGTGCCAGGGGGTTAAAGCGATAGAGATAGAGGGAAACCTGGAGCATCCGCTCGTGGTCATAGTCGGGCAGATTGCGAGGAGCTGTATCTGTGAGACGACGCCACTTCCAGGCATCTGTGTCCACTTCTGGTAGTGATGTGTCTACTGCCTCTAAGAGCCGTTTTCTCTGAACTTTTCCCAAAACTGGCATTTCTATACCCTTTCTTATCTTGCACTCAGGAACCTTCCACTTGAGTCTCGTTCTCTAATCTCAGGCCTTTGGGTAAGCACAGTTAAGACTTTCTTATCCGCCCATCCTGCAGCAACACGCTTGTAAAGTGTCCAGACATTCAAATCCAACTCTTCAGCCCATTCAGCTACACACTTCGTTTGACCTCTTACCGTCAGAAGAACGTTGTTCAGCTTGTTCCGATTTTGCTCCGAACGCGGAACCCAGCGGCAGTTCTCTTTCGAATAACCTTTAGCGGAGTCAATTCTGTCGAGAGTCATCCCCTCAATATAGCTAGGCCCCATATCTTCCCAAAACCCCATAAAGGAAACCCATCTTTCCGCATACTTGATTCCGCACCCACCATACCACCTATAACTCTTGTTCCTCGGATTTGAACATCTGTCTTTCATAGACTGCCAAGAGATATACGGCGGCGTATGACTCATCCCGTGCTCTTCGCCACGGCCTCGGATAGGGATTCTACACTCATTCAGATTCCGCCTAACTATCTCACAGGAAGTATGCAAGATGTGAGCTACTTCCTTTTGTGTTCTCCGCTCAACGACGTAGAGTCGGAGCAAGTCCTCTCTGCGTAGTACTATCTTTCTCATATCTAACTTTTCCCTTCCATAATTGCTATGCTAATTGTATATGGGAAGGGAGAATTTGTCAACTTCCTCACCACCGGTAGAAACAATACGTGAGAGATCGTGAGTGACCCTGAAGTGCTCTAAAGATGAGTTTGGCTCCACTAGTGACAACGAGTGGCTCAAGTACGAAGTAAGGATCATCTAGGGGGCCACGCAAGGTCTGCCCAAAGAGCTTGGCTGAGTTACCCTTATGGTCTGTGCAGACGAGGGCGATATCCACCACATCTCCTGATGCCAAGTTGACCAGGTTCATATTGCCACCTAGCATGATGGGTGAGCCATCTTTCGAGTTGAGCTCCAGCAGTGTATAGGAGGTACCGATTTCGGGCAAGAGCTCGTCCTGAATGATGATATCAGGAGTACGAATCTGCTTCTCGAGCCAGTAGCGGAGCTGGGCGCGTAGGCGCTTCTGGATACGGGACTCGCCTTCCTTTAGAGACCTTTGGGTTCGAGACTCTACAGCCTGGAGATCTGAGACGAGTTTAGCTATACGACTCTCTGTATGAGCCTCCAGGATGTTCAGTGCTGCCTTCAGGGCAGCCAAGTCCGCTTCCACAGCATCAACCCTTGTGGCCAGTTTCCTTCGTTTCATCACCGCCTCAGCCTCCTGCTATGACTAGTACGAGATCCCCGTCTACCAAAAGGTGAGCGAGAGCCTCGAAGAAGTCTGCCACCACTGTGCAAAGCGGGACCAACCATGCGATTCCCAGGAACGTTGTCAGGATGTGCAGATATGAAGATAGGGTCGCCACTGGCGAGTCTTGCGCCCTCAATCGCTTTCTGGACTGCGTCCAAAGTATCATTCCGTGAAGTCTTTCCAGTGAAGCTGACCCACTCATCAACAAAGTCTGATACAGAGTCAGCAGGCTCTATTTGCGTGAGACCTGCCTCGTCAGTAACAAGCTGGCCTCGAACCTTGATCTTGCCACTTTCGAATAGAGGAGCCATAGCAACATAGCGAAGCTCAGGAGGAAAGCGGGTTGTGCTCTCGACTATGGGTAAACGCTGTTCAGGGTTGGGAAGTATGTATCGAGTAAAGAGAGCTTGGGCTGCTACAGCTTCGACGGTAATTTGGGCTGGTCGCCAGACACTCGCCTCAAGATGAATGCGTTGGGCCTGCTCCAGTGGATCTATTTGTAGATGGTAGGCTGAATTAAGATAGCCATTATGTTGAGAGTCTATACCCAGAACTGCTAGGGCGAAATAGTCCGTGCCTGCCCTGCCCGATGGAGAGGGGTCAACTCCGATATAGTAGACGAGTGGTGGCAAGTCCTTGTCCAGGTAGAATTGCAACCACTCCTTCTTCAGGAAGGCGGATCCAAGGTCAATTGGATCGAGCATGTATTGGGAGCTGAAGGGGATAGAAGTGATCTCCATCTTTTTTGCCTGGAGACGCTCGATAGACCAGCGCTCAGGCCAGTTTGATCGACCATCTTCAGTGATAGCAGGAACTACTAAGATTCCAGCCATCGACCTTGTCCCAATGCGTTCTCAATCAGATAAATCACCCCATGAGGAACATACCTGCTATATCGAATTGTCAGTTTTCCAAAGACACCTTCTGAAGCCCAGGGTCCAAATGGGACCCCTACTTGCTTCGCCACCAGATGCCAATCTATCAAGAGCAGATATTCCCTCTCGGGATCAATCTCGGTGTCAGGGAACAAACATTCCAGGAATCGGCAGGCATCTTTCTGAGCTGCCTCTACAGCAAGATCATGTACTCTTGAAAGATCCTCAAGTGTTAGAGGTGTCATTCTCTCATTGTTGGTAGCAGTACATGTTTGCATCAGTCTATCTCCTCAGCCACTCTTGCTCCCATTGATGCCAAGAACCAACAGTGCCCAACTGGATCCTCCCTCTCCGATAGCCAAAGAACTCTCTCAGGAAATTCTTTAGCCGCTCCCAGACATAATCAACGCGACTGGTGGTGACAATCATGGTAAGCCTCACGTACCGCCAGGGGCCTGGTCCCTCTCCCCACGCAGGCAGGGGTGGCTCTGGGCAACAGGCCTCAATAGCCTCATCACAAGTGACTGGATGCCAGTTCTTAACATCCCTGCCCTCCATTTCCTTCGTGTCGCTAATCTCCCAAGCAGTACAGAGAGGAAACTGACCTCGATGACCTCGACCGTGGAAGTCCTTTAGGATCCACTCAATCCTGCGTTTTTCCCGACTTGGCCGTGTGGAAAGAACTCCATATCTAAGCCTTGTCACCTTCCAATCCTCCTTAATCTGTTCTCCTAGCCTCGGCTATTGCCTGCTCATGAAGCTCTTGTCCAGCTAAGGGATCTAGCCCACCTTCCCGCTCCATCTTGTAGAGCTCACTATCGCGAGGATACTTCCCTGGCAAGACAAAAGCACCTTTCTGCCAGACTGCCATCTCACTAGGAAGATTCTTCCAACGCTCCATTATCTCCGCATAGATGTCATCCTGACTCCAACGTGAGCCGCTAACTACGACTTGTCCGTCGGGTTCCAGGGTATTGAGGAGAGTCGTCCAGAGCCAATCAGAGGCATGCTTACGCAGAGCAGGAGAGACAGCCTCCTTTTCCCCTACGATGTCGTCCACGATGATGATGTCTGCTCTAGCTCCTAGGAGAGCAGAACCAATCCCCGTTGCCAGGAGGGATGAGTGCATAGCGTAGTGGGAGCGGCCTACGACCCGCTTCTCAACGTCAGTCCAGCGGAGCGTCCTTGGTCTGGGGACCAGGAAGCCAAAGACCTCCTGATATTTCTCGTTTCTGTACATGACATTTTCGATCTCAGACAACCACCACTTGGCCTGAGTTATAGTATTCGATGCTACTATGATTCTGAGATCCCTGTTTACCCCTAGTCTCCAGCAAGGATAGGCCACTGAGCCCAAAACGCTTTTTCCCCACGATCGTGGCAGCAGGGTGAGAACCCGCTTCTCAAACAGGAGATTCTTGATCATTTCCTTGTGGAACCACTGGAGCTTCAGGGGCACGCCCTTTTGGTCAACAAAGACATACTCGATGAAGAAGGCAAGGTCTGCGCGAGCTCTTCGAGGGGCTGTATCGCGGACCGCGAATCCCTCAATTAGTGAGTCAGCGAAGGCAGAACGGGGGTTCGTGGTCTTCCAGATAGGTTCCCCCTCAGGTGGTTTTGCTATGTCGATCGCTGGCTTTGGCATAGTAACCTCTGATCTATTCTAGCAGGAATAGGAGCACATGTCAAGCCCAGTAGCAGACTACTATCGAGAAATAAGCTCCCAATTGTAGACTGTTGCTAAGACTTGACCTGGGAGCATAGATAGTATAGAATGGACTGTGAGGGTTGTATTCATCAGGAGAGGTCCAATGGCTGGAACAATCACTGACGAAATGCGACGCAAGTCCATCGAGGCTAGGAATGACCCTAGTAGGATATGTGGTGCGCCCGCACCGAAAAGTCGGACTGGGATCTGTCGTAACTGGGCTGGGCAGAGGACCAACCACAAGGGTACGGGATATTGCTGGCTCCATGATACGAAACTACCTGGGACAGAGGTAGTAGACTTGGTGGTTTTGTCCGATCAGGAAGCTCAAGATCCCGAGATACTGGAACTTCGTCGAGAGATCCAGATGGCGAGAAACAAGCTCCGCCTCTATGCTGAGGATAGTGAGGATGATAGTGAGCCTGCTGGGGACCTGAAGACTATGGCCCTACTTCTAGACACCATTCGCAAGCTGGTCATGACCAAGAACAAGATCGAGCAGGATCGTCGCTACCTGATTCCTGTTAGTGTAGCTGTCAATATGGCGAAGCGTTTGACAGAGCTCATCAGTGAATACTTGCCTGAGGAGCAACGATTCGCCCTGAGAGATGAGGTCATCGAGTTACTCAGGACTGAGTTGGCCCTGGATAACAAGGGGGCTTGGGTGGATCCAGCAGCTAGGTGGTCAGGGCAAAGAAGAGGCTAGGCCATAAGGGAGGAGAAGGCATGAGTGCTTGGCAACAGTTCTTTGTGGATCATCTTATTCTGGAAGACAAGAAGATTATGGAGTTCCTCTCCTGGCTGCTCATAGCTGGAGACATGATTGGACTCAACCGACACAAGCTCACATATGAACAGCTCCAAGCATTGTATGAGGAAGAACCATGGCAGATACTATACCAATGCAGGGAAGGGGCATGACCAAAATCTATTGCAGTGGATGTGGTGCGTTCATAGGAGAAGTTGATCTGGAATATGAAGATGACGATGCTGTGAGTGGGATATGCACAATTTGTGCTGGTGTGTCATCGACTGCTGAGGCAGATCCTGGCGATAATGGGCATGGGCCACAAGGAGAGATCAGATGAGGAAATGCTCGCGCTGCTACTTAAGGGGTACGTCGCGACTAGGGCTGTTCAACACTATCATCGGTTGTCTGTTCAACCGCGTTCTGGTGAAGCGGGTAGACAGTGATACCAAGAAGACTGTTGGCTGGTTTTGGGATAAAGCAACGAATTGGCCCAAGGTAAAGAGGGAGAGAAAGAGAAAGTGTCTTTTGTTCCATCACTTCAAAACTATCCGCGATACTGGAGCCACCCTCTACCAGGAGTGTCTGAGATGCGGTATGCGCATCGCACGACAGAACGCTTGTGGAGGATATCAGCCGGTAGACCAGCAGTGGGTTGACACTGGAGAGTGGACAAAGATTGGGAAGCCTCCAAATGTCGATTCCAGCGTCTCGAGATATAGTTAACAGCACTTTTAGACCTGGCCTTTCTGCGACCAAGTCTAATTGATAACTCTTGGGGGTTTAGGGGCTAGGAAGCCCCTTTATGTGAAGCTACGCCATCACAGCGTAGCTCGAGGTGACCAACATCGGGTCACATCCCCTGGCTGGAGTAAGTCTAGGGCTATAAGAGAGCCAATCTATTAGGTCTAGATTTACTCTAACCTTCACCATCCAGGAGGCGACAATTCTGCCTCCAAGCTCAGCAAGCTCTTCCTCAAAGAATCCTATTAGCTCAGATGTCATCGCCTCGAGTTCCTCAGCAGTCTTCCTAATAGGAATAAGGCTAAGGGTCCTTGACATAGCTAACCTTTGAGCTTCTACCTGGACTCCAGGGAGAGCCTTCACTTGGACTTGCTTCTGCCAGATGGTCACATACCCTTTTTTGTCCTCTTTGGAAGCCTGTACAGTGCGCAGGGGACCTCGGAAGCTCGAACCCTCAGGCATCCTATCCATGATGGTATTCCAGTCAATATCCTGGACTTTGATTTGCTGGAGACCTGGGATGCCTGGATGGGGACTCTCTACTAGCATAAAGCGGGTCCCGTCACTCTGATGACACCATCGATAGCGGATACCATGTCTGCGCATCCACATGCGGTCTGCCTTCCACTTCAGAGAGTCAGGTGAGTAAGAATAGTAGGCCCAGTAGAGCCAACTACCAGCTTCAGAGGCATTGGCAGTCTCACGAATGACTGCGGCTTGCCTGCACTCTGGGCAGGCATTAGGACCTTGATAGAGACCACAGTAGATCTGGAAGTTGATGAAGCCCTTAAAGTATGCGGCTACTTTAGTGAACCAGCCCCCGCATTTTGCCTTTCGAGCTTCCCGCTTAGTAATAGCTGGCTTTCCGAAGTCAAACACTAGCATCCTCCTTAACTTTCTCATTGTGGGGCTTCCAGTCTACAAGATAGTCGCGTAACTCTCCGCTCCTCTTGATTTTGACTATAAGCGCCTCCCTGGAGTTTGCCTCAAGGAATTTCCCTGTGTAGGGATCAACTGTGACATATCTAGTACGCCTGCCAGGGCTGTCTATCGCGAAAAAAGTGGGCACTAAAACAGTCGCTTCCTCTCCGCTCTGCATCCTTACTGGTACTCTCATTATTCACTCTCCTCTGGTCTAAAAGCGTTATAGACTACAAGCCCAAGTTCAGCCTGGGAAACTATATGTACTGGACAGGAATACGGCTCCCCAGGTTTAGGACGCCAGATCATGCCCCAGTTTGGCTCAAAGAATATGCCACCTGGAAGACCTATGGGATCCCATTCAGTCACTGTTCCACCTAGCATGACATGTCCCCCTTCTCGATAGAAGGTATCATGCACGGTCCTAGCCCAAAGCTCATCTCGCTCGGATACTGCCTGCTGAACTGCATTCTGGATCTCTTTCCCAAAAAGCCATATTGCCAGTCGTTGCCTCAATGCCATGTCCTTTCTCCCTGACAAAGCTACGTGTTTGTCAGTCAGGGATTCATACAAGTTTTGGATGTGGCTGACCTCTGTCCCCAATCTGTTTGACTTGCCAGCCTGCTGGCGCATTCTCGTTTAGCCTGTGGCATTGTGCCTCAGCTACTCCCACGAATGGAGTGTGGAAAACCACCCTGTTGGTTAGCCACCACTCCGAACTCTTTCCCGAATACTTCCAGATACCATACACTCTAGTCATCTCGATTCCTCTCCTCTGCATCATTGAGATACTTGGCACATTCCTCTAGCGTACTAAGTGCCTGCCCGCCATTGGCCTCAACCAGCCTCGCCACTGCGTCAAAAGACCGCAGCTGACCAGGGGTAAACCTCAAACCTCCGTCCTCTGCCAGCACACAAAAAACCGTTGCCTTTGGGCGTTTGTTGCTATCATCGACTACCTCAGCGATAGCATATACACCTGTCATCAACGGTGTGACGGTGTAGAGACAAAAATCGCATATTTCGCGCTGCCGTATCTCTTCTGCCTGGCAGGCTGGTGTCCAGTCTGCTACTACAGGATTATAGTACTCGATCTGCAGCATAGGAATCAGCTTGTCTCTCCAGGTCGATTCGTTGCGCGTTCCACCTAGAAATACCTTCACATGCCCTCCAAACAAAAAAGTCTCCCGCGCTTCTCTCAGGCGGCCAGTTCGGTGGTGAGAGACACTTCATCCCTGAGTGAGACAAATGAAGCTTCTCTCGCTGACCACCTGAGAGAAAAACGGGAGGTTCGCATGGACATGAAAAAACCTCATTCGTTTCACCCTAATCGGCCTCTCACCACCAGCACGCCTATCGTACCACATTCGGCCTTCGTTGTCAAGTCCCAATATCTTGCTGCGTAGGGCTTTGTCAAATCCCCGAATCGCCTAACTACCTATTATGTAAAGACGAAGCCCCCCGCCTTGGGAAAAATGGGCTGAGGGGCTATCCAACCTGGCCCCCCTCCCTCCTCCCAGGGTTCCCCTTATAGTCAAGCCGTCTTTACGCAGAATTTACGTATGGCTTGACCATAACATCGTTGGGACGCTTGACCAGACTGTTGTCCACATGGTAAAATGCCGATACTATAGTGTAGGTTACACAAGCGAAAGCGGAAGGGAGAAAGGTGGACAATGGCAGGGCAAGCGAGAGTCCGATTAAGTAGAGATACGTGGGCAATGATTCGCCTTTACATGGCGATCAACCCAATGGGCAGTGTACGGGTGTTGGCCAACATTATCCACGTGGGCAGCCGGTTTGACGTGGCGCAGGCGCGAGTACTATTAGCCAGGCTCGCATCATAGGCCACTACCGCTAGCACCTTAACATATACGGAAGGCCATAGGCGCGGGCCAAAGCCGACCGTCATAGAATCTCCAGACCCCGACCGGTGGCCGGTGCTATCCCGATAGGGGGAGTGAACATAATGGCGAAAGCCACAGCATCACCGGCAACCCAAACCGACAACCCGCCGGAAGAGGAAGCCCCGGCGGAAGCCCCGATGTCCGCAGTTGCGACCCTGACTGCCAAGCGCGCCATCTATGCCGACCACGCCGACCTGTTCGCCAATGAGCTCGCCGCCATCGACGCCGCCATCAACGCCGAGGTGTTCAACGCCAGTGTAGGCGTGGAGCTCGACAAGCTCGACATAACGGCAATCACCGGCTCCAAGAGTGACGGCGAATGGTCATTCAGTAGAATGCGCCGAGTATCGGCCTCCACCACAACCGACACTGACAAGGCCGACAACCCGACGACCACGAAAGTGGACCGGCGCGCCCGGCTCCACAATGGCACGATCTACAGATCGGCCAAGGCGCTTTGCGTCGCACTCGGCCACCCGACGAACGGCGATTCCGCCGTCCGAGTGTTGGCAAAGCACAGCATCACCTGGTACGATCTGCCTGTCCAGGTGACCGCGTAGACTCGATAGTGTGACGACCCGATAGTGTGATCCGCCGCACCGGCCACCGGTCGAGGTTTGGAGAAGCCCACAGGCAGGTATCGGGCCAGTGACATCGCGGCATCACCACAGTAGGCATCCGCAGTATACCCAGGAACTGAACTGCTAGCAACCCAAGGAACTGGCAACCCCAGGAACTGACGACCCAAGGAACTGACCCGAGAACTGGAGGACATTGTGAGGAAACCCTGGACCGACGAGAAAAAGATCGAGATGCTCCATCACGTTTTGACCACACCCACGAAGCGAGTAAGGGTGACCATCGAGGTGAGTATCCTCGCTAACCTAGACCCGACAGGTGTGGAAGGCGAGAAGGCCATCCGAGATCTGATCGCAAACGAGTTTTACACACTGATCTTCTGATTCTGACCCGATACCCCGCCACGGCATACTAGACCGCACGCCACCCAGGGGCAGCTAGTGTATGCACCCACAGTGTACCCAGGCGCATCCAGTGGGTTACCCAAGGAACTGAAGGAACTGGACACTGTCTGGGAACTGGCCAGCCCAAGGATTGGGCTAGGAACTGGACTGGGTAGGAACTGGGTAGATTAACCCGAGGAACTGGAGACAGAGAATGGACAAGCTAGTATCCCACTCAGAGTGGTATCGCCTATGGGCTATGGCGCGAGGATGCTATGGGATACGGCAGCAGCGCAAGGCGAGGCGCAGGCTGACAGTTATGATGTTGGACTTGCGTCAGGCGAGTTACCATAACCTGGCTGACCAGATCGCCACAGTCATTCAGGAGTCATTTAGAAGAGAGCATTGAGTCAATGCTAGGAGAGGGGAGAATGAACGTCAAGGGAATACCAGTGGCACCAGAGGCAAGGTATCCATCTTGCCCCAGACCTGATCAGGCAAAGGTAGAGCCTGGTCACACTCCGCAGGGAGATGTCGCAGACTATATCTCCCTCACCATACTGATCGAGAAGTCGAAGGCCGACAATCTTGACCGCACTTTCTGGGCTACCCCAATCGGTACTCTCGTCCGCATGGAGTACGCTCGTTTCGAAGCTCTCAATAGGCTCATGCAGACCACGCTTGGGGAGAAGCTCATTGACAGGATGAAAGAGATGGGTCTCAGCTACAACCTACCAGACTCGGCTCGCTGAAACGATAACCGAATAGGGGGGGGTTAGCCCTCTCCCCCTACTCTCCTTACTGAAGGGGAGTAGGTGGAGCGGACAAGCCAGGTCAACAGACCGAAGGGAAGAGGGAGGATGGACGTACAAGAGAAGGCACTGGACATCATCGAGAAAGCCGTAGAAAAGCGGAGTGCCGAAGCTACACTGGCGATCATGGCGGGAGTGACAGACAAGGGAATGGCCACAGCCTTGGTAGTCGTGAAGCAAGGGGTCACTGACGCCGTAGCCGAGGGCTACGATGAGCGAGAGCTATGGCAGATGATCTACGATCTCACCACCAGTGCCTGCAAGGCCTTTGAGAGCTTACCCAGTTACATGGGATAGCGCAAGGAATAGGAAGGGAGACAGAGGGATGGAAGTAAAGATACACCAGGCATTCTTGGTGGTGAAGAGTCGAGAGACCCGACTGACCAAGGACAAGGCGCGGCAGTTTCCGATTCGGCACTGGAGAGACTACAACTGCGATCTCCGACCCGAGCGGATGCTGATCGGCCAACCAGTACCAAAGCCGATCTGCAAGGTGAGGGCACGGACACTTGACCGAGACCTGTCTGGCTGGATGATCCTCGTGCCAGATAAAGAGGCAGGGCTGATCTGGGTACGCCCAGTGTTGGTCCCTCTCCGCAACCAGGAGAAGATCCGGGAAGAGGGCGGTCGCTGGGATGTACTGTCGGCGATCCCGACGGTGATCCTCTAGGGCAAGTGAAAGGAGAGAGAGATGGAGAAGAGAGCAGAAGGGATGGCACATGCCATCACCACAGTGGGGAGCTATCTGGCAGAGAAGGTTAAGCATCTGAGAGGTGTGCAGGCTGATTGCTGCCCTTCTGTGCTATCAGAGGAGGACCGTCGCCGCGACGCCCAGTTACAGATTGACGCCCTGAAGGATGTGCAAGTCCGGCTGGTGGGTGTCTTAACTGCATACCACCTGGATGACCTGGCAATCCTCTAGGACAAGCGAAAGGAGAAGCGGCAGTATGTTCTGGGTATGCTACGGGGAGTTCAAGGGCAGTAGGAGATTCCGTCGGACTTGGATCGTTGAGGCAGACTCCTCACCCGACGAGCCAGACGAGAACGGCGAGCGCGCCTATCCCTTCAATGGGATGGGAGGCTACGTCTGGCACGGTTACGGTACTCGTGAGCACGGTTACAATACTCGCGAGGAAGCTCTCCAAGCTGAGTCTGATCTCGTGGGTGGGGGTATGATGCCAAAGTCCCAGGTGGAGTCTGAGGCTGAGATGGTGGGTAGCAGTGTAGTGGGTGGTCAGGTAAAGGTCTTGTTCCCCGACGGCACAGAGCGGATGTGCCGAGTGGGACCGACCAACGCGGCTGGCAACACCCTCGTCTGGGTTCCAGTCTATGGCACCTGGCTCAAGATGTGGAAGAGCCAGGAGCTACTCAAGGAGATTGTGCCAAAGGGCGAGGTACTCCTGGCAGAATCCTCCTTTGATCCCAGGTTGCACAGGAGGTGCAAGGTGGACTGAGGGCAGCGAAGGCTGTACTACCGATTTGTATGATGAGTGACAACCAGGAGGGCGGGATGATCTAGTACAGCAGAATGACAGCCAAATAGGGAGAGGGGCTGCTAACCCTCTCCCCTGACTCTCCTTACTAAAGGGGAGTGAGGGAAGTGGATTAGCTGAAAGGAGATGAGAGTGAGTGAAGTAAAGCCGAGAAGTGGGATGGTAGTATCCATCTTCTGTAACGCTCCCGAAGGGGCTATGCTACCTGAGTGGAGTGACATCTCCGCAGAACTCCGAGAGGAGATTGACCGAATAGGTGGTTTGCCCTGTTGTGAGTTTACTCCAGAGAACGTCGGGGTCATGGGTGTGTACTGCATCCGTTGCGAGTACTGCCTCTGGCAGGAGACTGCGATGGTGACGACGAAGGGAGATAGGAGTTATGCCAAAGGGCACAATTTACCTGATCCACTTCAGTCGCCCCTATAAGCATGCTCGCCACTACCTGGGCTACACTACCAATCTTGAGGAGCGCCTTAAGTGCCACCGATCTGGTGACAACCACAGTGCTCGCCTCATGCAGGTGATTACGGAAGCAGGCATTCCCTGGGAGCTAGTGCGTACCTGGCAGGGAAGTCGCAAGGATGAGAGGCGGCTGAAGAAGCAGAAGAATAGCCCAAGACTCTGCCCAATATGTAGAAGGGAGAGAGGGATGACAAAGCCAGCTAGGATTATCAAGGCGCGAGTAGGAAAGCATACCCATTACCTGGAGCTCCGAGGTGGAGCCAAGGGCAAAGGCAGAAGGCTGACTAGGGTACGCTATGATGCCAACAGTCCTATCGCCTTCTGGAGAGCAGTGGACAGCCTAATCCAGAAAGCACAAGAGCTTGGGTACGCAGTGGACGAGGAGCAATTGCCCCTCAGTCCAGTGTAAGGATAGGCGGGTAAGCCAAGCAAGGAGACACTTATGTGCCAGCAGGAGAATGAGGGCCATACGATCTGCATCTGTACCATGTGTGGAGCACAGAAGACCGAGGAACTGGCTGATGGCAACACCGAATGTCTGTCTTGCGGATTCATCTTCAATCCAAAGAATCCTGGGGTGACGCGCGTGGGTGTTGCCTGGGAGATTGAGTGGATGTTGCCTTGGAGGCTGGGCGGTTCGTGGGCCTGATCTCTGAGGCCTGGGATAAGCAGATCGAGGATATAGAGCAAGTCCTGCAGCAGCAGATGGCGGTAGTCTCAGCATAGGCTACCATCGTACAGAAGGGAGAATGGAGGGAATTGGTATGGGTGCGGAGCGGGAGGAACTGGTCGCCGAGCTCGAAACTTTGAGGAAGAGTGAGATCGTCCGAGTTCTCGCTCGCAAGCACGTTGCGAAGGTGGCGGTACTCAAGCAGAGATCGAAGGCTGAGTTAGTCCAGACCCTGGCAGACGCGATCGATGAGGGTACAGTCAAGTTTTCCGATCTCTAGTACCCACCTGCTTTTATCAAGAACGGAGAGAGGCAAAATACCAATGCGACTAGAGAGCACAGTCAAGATCAGCATCCCAGACATCCGAGAGGAACTCAAGAAGATTCCCCTCTGGGCAAACGGAAAGGATCAGTGCCGTAACCAGTTCCTCGGCTGCTACTATGGGGAACTGAGTCGGTGCATTAGCGAGGCGATGCGTGCAGCCCAGGGCGAGGTATTCTTCTCGGACCTAGAGACCCCCAAGGACCGCAGTGGCGAGGATGATCCTAAGAGACAGTACATCATGGAGTTCGAGGTGTTCGACCGAGCCAAACCACGCGGCAACTCCTGCAACTGGCACGGGCAGAATACCTCACAGTGGGTGTATGCCGGTGCTATAGTCTACCAGGACGGTCGGGTATCGACGCACCACTGACAATCGCCTTTGAGTCAAACACACAAAAGGAGAGAGGGGCTATGAATAGGGGTGTCAGAGTTAGGCCACCATATAGCCTCGCTGGCGAACTGGGGATGGTTGCCGAGATAACCCCCAGACCTGGATCTGGTGTCTGGGTGCGAATCGACAACGATGGTGGCGCGTGGCTCCTCTACGAAGAAGAGATAGAGGTCCTGGAAGAGGGATGCAATGGAACAGGCAGAACGGGAGAAGCTCTTTGCTGAGTTTGGTGCTATGGAGAGGACGGAGCTAGCTGAACTTCTCTCTGGCTGCTTCGAGGGAGAGAAGTCTAGGGCAGTACTTGAGGGAATGACAAAGGCTGCACTGATCTGGCTTCTAGTAGGTGCAGCAATGCCAATGGTGCGAAAGGAGAGAGACTGATGGGCAAGACAGAGAAAGCAGCTTTCATGTTTCTAGTGGCACTTACTGTCTGTGTATTAGTCGCCGTCGCCTCCTGGATAGCAAGTGAGCGCTACATCCTCGGTGGCCTGCTCAAAGATGGGTACAGTGTGACCTTCGATGAGTCAGTCTCTCCTGGTGAGGGCTTCTATATTGTGCGGATCTGGCGCGATGGCTCCTGGGTAGCAGTGGAGAGATAAGTCAACAAGAGGAGACAAGGGGCAACATGAGTGACAAAGAAGCAAGCACTGAGAAACAAGCTCTGGATTACGCCCTGAAGTTGACGGACTTCCTTTATGACTCTCACTATCTTGCGCACCTTCCTACCAGGATGACGGCGAGCAGAAGCACCTATCACCAGGGCGGAAGGGGAGGCTACCCGCACAGGATTACCTACGGTGTGCAGACTCTGCTCAACTTCTATCAGCAAGGCTACTGGTGCACCCAGAGAGAGCTACGGTATGTCTGGGTAGAGGAGACACAAAGGGAGGCAAAGGGTTTTGAGGCAGTATGGCGGCTCGTGCTTCACGAATTTGCTCATGTAATACAGGTGAATAGGAAGCAGAGGTTCAAAGGAGGTCTCCATAACTGGTACTATATGGGGATACTACGAGACCTTGTTCGGGGCTTTCCTTTCTGGCAGTATGGACCCGAGAGATTCACCGAACAGAAAGGAGATGCATGACACTGACTATCGGCGAGATCCTCAAAGCAAAGGGGGTCATTCTTTCCCAGGCAGCATTGAGGAGAGTCCCGCTTGGCAAAGAATGTCCTAAGTGTGGTGAGGACAGGCGGCAGTATATCCACAACAAGAGGCAGGCACGAGCCTGTCTGACGTGTGGGTATGAGTGGAGAGAAGGGGAAGTAAGATGAAGCTTTGCCCCAGTTGTGAGCGGCAACTATTCGACGAGATAGCCAAGGCGATAGAGGGCTGCAGTGATCTCTGGCCAGAGGAGCTCCTTGCTCCCCTGGTGGACTATGGCCCAGAAATTGACGAGGATGTATTTCTGACTGCCATGGCTGAGCGTGGCTGGCTAAACTGCAAGGGATGCCAGCTATGGGTACACAGCACAGATGAAGAGGGCTTATGTGTGGACTGTGAGGAAGGAGAGATGCCATGCCATGCTGGAGAGTAACCCTAATCGACTTGCGGACAGACGAGACCTTCCACCAGGACGTGGAGGCTGAGACTCGCGCCAAGGCTATGCGCCAGGCAGAAAGCCACATGCGGAGAGCAGAACGTCCTGGAAAGGCGATCAACGCCCAAGTCCTGGCTACGCACTATGACTCCGAGGGGAGACCCTATTCGGCTCCACATTTACGATAGGCGTCAGGGGGTGTAGCCAGGGCAGAATTGGGGAAGCTAACCCCTTCCCCTTACTCCTCTAAGTGTAGAGGGGTGAGGTGAGTGGATAAGCCAGAAGGGAGAGGGTAGGATGGCACGCTGTGTGCACCAGTGGGACATAGTGGACAAGACGGTTCTACCATCAGGGTATGAGCAGATGACTGCTGGAAACAGGGTTCTGGACGAGGTGAAGGGTATGACCACAGACTTGACACAGGCCTTGTTTCAGAAGGTCGTGGTGCTGACATTGACCTGCCCCAAGTGTGGACGCCTGCGAGTTGAGAGGACGAGGCTATTCGGGTAGAGGAGGAAGAGATGCAAGTTGAGATTGACGAGAGGGAGTTAGGCACTGTCTTGGCAGCCCTCCGCCACTGGCAAGACAGCCCAGAGGTTTGGGGCCTTGTTGCGGCGGGAGAGATGTTGACACATGAAGAGGGCGGACTGTTCGACATTGCAACGGACAGTGGGAGATTTGATGCCCTCAGTCCCGAAGAGGTCGATGCTCTCTGTGAGCGGATCAATACTGACCAGGTCCTGAGATGTCCTGAGTGCGGAACAGAGCTCCGTATCTTCTGCTCCTATACGGGGTTCGAGTACTATGTTGCCCAGGTCAATACCGAGGGTACAGTAGTGGGACCTCTACTCAGCAGAGACAATGACGAGTGGAAGGCTCGATCCTTCCAGTGCCCCAAGTGCGAGTGGGAAGAGAGATTCCAAGCACATCTGAGGGCAATAGCCCAAGGAGGTCTAGGTGAACAGCAAAGAGAAGCTGGAGAGAATGGTCCAGCAGGCCCACGTCGAGTACAAGGAGCGGGCCGAGTACGAACAGAAGGAACGGGCTGAGCATGAGCACCGAGCTTCCTGGAGTCCCTATCTCCTAGCCCTGGATGTTGCTAGGGATGTCGGGCCTCGCAGATGGGGCGAGGCACTGCGGATGTGTGCCGATATTCCTGTACTGGGCCATATGGCAGACAAGGAGCCAGGCTCGCTTGCGATAGGCGAGAGGGCTGTCAACACTGTGCGGAAGTACATTGCCAATCAGATAGTACTATAGGAGAAACACACATGAAGGTTGTTGGTGATCGAGTGAGGATCACTGTGGGTGACGGGGATTGCCTACTGCTACCAGACTACATGATCGGCAAAGTGGGGACGATCACCCGCATAGACTCAAATACAGACAGACCTGAACTTGATGAGCTCTTCTGGGTACATCTCGATGCAGGGGGCGTATGGAGCCTCCGTGAGAATGAGCTGGAGTTGGCGAAGAAGCCACCAGTTGAACCACTGCGACGGTGCGTGCCAGTACGCTGGCTTGTAGGGCACTGGGTCATGGCTATTGGGACTTGCCTCCTGGGACTTATAATCTTGTGGCTGACACTGGATCTCGTTATCGCGCTGGGTGCTTGCCTCTTCATATGGGCACTCTATGGCTGCTACCAACTCTATCAGGGCAGGAGAGGTAGACATGGAAATTGAACGGATACTGAGAGCCACAGCAACGATTACATCTACAATCCCAGAGGAGGAATACGAGCAAGCGAAGGCAAACGGCACACTGAGGTCTGTCGCCATCAGTCAGCTACACTTCTATCTCTGGGATTATGATCAAGCACTTTTGGATGAGATTATCCAGGATTCCAAGACATCCTATACAGTGCTCTGCACGAAGTACAACCGAGATGATCAACAACTACTGAGTACCATTGTAGCAGAGAGGCCAATCCTAGAATCCTGAAGGAGGGATCACCATGCAGCAGGAATGGGGACAGGCCTGGCTGAAGCCACAGAGAAAGCGCCGTGACCTGAGCGGCCTGTGGCTGTTTCTGGGCATCATCGCATTCCAGGTAGGGCTGTGGGTGGTGGACTATCTGGAATATCACGACTGGGGAGGATAGGCAGATGGAGAGTCACACAAGAACTGTTGGAGACCGAATCAGGGCTAAGAAAGGGAGTAACCCTCCTGGATCACTCACACGCCTCATTGGTCAAGAGGGAGTGATCGCCCGTGTCTCTCCTTGCTTCGCTCCCCGTTTGGCAGTGGTGCGCTTCGACGATGGCACTGAACTTGCCCTCTACGCAGATGAGATGGAGGATATCGAGTAGATGAAGAGAGATGGTCACACAAGGGCAGTCGGAGACCGAATCAGAGTCAAGAAGGATGCTCATGTCTATGGGCAACACCTCCGCTTCGTCGGCAAGAAAGGAACTGTTGTGCGTCTCGCTCCTGGCTACTCCCGCTCCCCTCTCATCGTAGTGCGCTTTGCGAGACAGGGCTGGCCGCGCTGGCTACGGCTGACGAGGAAGTCTGGTAGTATTGAGCTTGCATTCTTTGAGGACGAGGTGGAGCTAGTTAGCAGTGACGACTCCACTAGCGAGCAAGGAGGGTAGACAGATGGAGAAACTACTCAAGGGACAGGCCGCCTACAATCTGATGGGCTGGCCGTGCATCGTCATGCAGAGCGGTCGGAGAAAGCACAATGCGGACTCTGAACCTATCCTGTGTGAAGTCTGGGGGCTGTTCCACGAGTGTGGCTCGGTCTTCAGGGGAGAGTTGTCCGTGGCCACTGACGAGGCAGCCTGGGAGCAGGCCGTCCGCCAGTACAATGGTGATCCAGACGATCGCTACTTCAAGGGTGCTGTCCTCTTTGATGCCCCGCCAGTAGCCCCGTAACTGGCAGGAGAAACAACGTGGTGAAGCATGACAGAATAGCACGGGTCTACCAAGCACTAACTGCCCTGGTCGAGTTTACTGTCGAGTGCCGCCCTGATTTTTCGACGAAGGAGGGATATGAGCCAGGCGATGAGAAAGCACCGTTTTTCTCGGAGACGTTCCTTTATCTACTTCTTGGCAAGATGGATGCGCGAACATTGCTGGCTCGGCTTCGGCGGGTATGTGAAGCAGTAGACATGGACACATCGAGATTTTGATGCCAAGAGGCAAGCACACTGCCCCACTGGTGACATTGTAACAGCCAGAAAGGACCCTCCTGATGAGCGCCTACATCGTCGATGACAAGACCATCAACCGCATTGTTTCAGCCGCTATACTCCACACTCTAGGTTCTCTCGCACCAGCACCCAGGCTCCTCGTGCCTGACAACCCAGAACTTGATGACTGGCATTCGCTCGGCTCGGCTATGCGAGATATGAACGTAGCCGCTGTGATCGCTCGCTATGGCCCCTCTGACTCCCTGCCTGGGCCATCACCCCTCCTGCCCTACCAGTTTCAGCCCGTGACTGCTCCAGGTCTTGTCCAAACCATCAAGAGCCTGGCGTGCTACCTGTACCAATGTTCAGAGGGCGATATCCCTAACTGGCGACTGTATCAGCAGCTCGACAAGTGGCAAACCGAGCTTTGCCAACACTATGTCACAGAATCTGACGCATACGAGCAAGCCGAGTGGGCCTAGTCTACTATGCCCCACTAGCGGCATTGTAACTGGCAAGGAGAGATAGAATGAAGACCCAAGACCTGGCCTTCAACCTGGCTGACCTCACAAGCATCATGCGAACTGAGCCGATCCTATTCTCGTGCATGATCCAACCAGTCCTGACCGAGACCACCAAAGGCTTCAACAGCAAGAGCGTAGACGGTATCTATGTCCTCTGTTGCCCATTGAGTGCCGAGCGTCAGAATGCCATCGTCGAGGTCATCCGACGACCTCCTGGCAATCACCGTCCTGGTATCCCACGCCATCAGCTTCGCATGAAACAGCGAAAGTATGATCGGAGTAAGAGGGGCCGCTGGGTCACAGTCTAGCCAACCTGCTGCCCTACCAGCGGCCCCGTAACTGGAGAAAGGAAGGACAGAATGCCCCTGACTGAGAAGCTACATCCCAGTAGGTTTACCGCCATGAGTGGCAAGATGTCTGCCATTCTGAGTTTCGTCCTGAATCAGTCCTGGACCGATCCTGGGATACAGGAATTGCATGTCACCAGCGACGGCTGCCTGATGGCTCGTGTCGATGGAGACATTGGCTGCAATGACTTTATCGGGGCCGTGAGTGACTGGGACTCCAATCTGCAGCGACTGTTCGAGGTGGCGGAGCTGACACCCGAAGAGCGGCAGGAGTTTGCAGGACTATGGCAGACCCGGGTAAAGGACTGGCGAGTTTCCTAGGTGGAAGGGGGAAGCAGGTGGGTTCGAGTCCCACCGCCGCCTCTGGTCCAATTCTAGCAAGAAAGGAGCACCCGATGTCCAGCAATGAGGTCGCAGTCAATACCATCAATCCTGTTCGCGGGGCTGTCGAGGCTGCGCTGCGACCTGAGAACCTACAGGGTGTCCTCATCGAGGGCACTGCCACCCGTGTGCGAGCCATCCCCCCCCTTGCCCTGGTGGATGAGGACGTGGGCTGGCTGACACGCCACCTGACGGAGCGCCTAGTAAACGGCACGCTCAAGCCTGGCGAGATCGTGTTCAATCGATACACCGCCTGGTCTGTCTCTGGTGACCTATCTGTTTCGGCCACTGGCACTGTTCTCGAGCGGTGAACCCATTGCTGTTGCTCATTAGCATACAACAGGAGGAAATGTGGCAGAACTAATTATCGACCCAGAGCGAGTCAACAAGGCTTTCCTGGAGGTCCTCTACACCGAGTCTGAAGTGGAAGCCTACGCTGATTCTGAGCTAGGGGCTGAGGGTCAACCCAAGGGGGCTATCATCGTAGAGGGAATCATGAACAGGTTTGGATTCCATCCTGAACGCCTGGAGCAGAAGCGTGAACAGGTGGGGCGCTGGCTGAGAGCTCTCCCTCACCAGTTCCACGCAGATGGTGGTGAGGATAGTGGCGGCTGGTCATTCCTGAATGCGTGCAACCAGGAGAACGGTATGCAGTGGACTGGCCTACATCAGCGTATGGAGCAACTGTTCTGTCTCGGGATGGGGTTGGGACTCGTCAGGTGCCAGTTCCCCCGCGAGATGTGGAGTATCCTGCATGGGGGAATGCCTTACTACGTCATTGACCTTGACGCACAGATCCGGGACTAGCGACCAACTCTGCCAGCGCATAATGGAATGGGAGGATACCATGATCGACCTATGGCCAGAGGACATCCGGGCAGTGAGTGTAAAAGCTCCAGTGACCATTCTCAGAGAGCAGGCTGCATTCCTGGGCCAGAGGACCAAGAACATCGTTACCGCTGAGGTAGTCCGCTGTGTAAGCATCGACACAGTCAAGTTCGCCTTCTACATTGTAGGGCCAGCTATCAGCAACTACCGATGGCGAGTCTTTACGATGTCCTATGGTGCGGAGTACTACCCACTGACCCTCGAACTCGCCCCAGGTGTCCTACAAGGATTCTGTGATGATGCAGCTCCACATGGTGTGACTGCTACCATCAGCTCTCGCGACGAGTTCCTGGTAGAGCTACGCAAAGTGTTCGCTGCTGACAAGACGCTACGAGTCATTCGAGCAATCCTGGCTCTGTCAGGCGTTGAGCCTGACGACTAGCTAGAGGAGGGATATATGGACAAGGAGAAATTCCGCAGGGCAGTCCTGGACTCAGCGGAAAACCTTGTAAGGAGAGTCCTGAGTCACAGAGTCAAAGGTCATACCCAGATTCCAGCACTTGTCTATGACCTGCGACTGGTCGGCATAAAGCCTCTTCTATCAGTCAAGAGTGGTGGTGGCTTTGTAGAAGGTGTCCAGACTACTACCTTCGGCGACACACTCAGTGAACTGATTGGTGGTGAATGGCGACTTGATGAACAGTACCAAAGAACGGAGGTCAGTGGTAACCCATCAGAAGGAGAGTGGCATGGACAAGGTGAAGTTCCGAAGTGACATGCACGAGGCACTAGATCGCCTAGTGACCCGAGCCCTAGAGGGCAAACTGGATGATGTGGACATCTGGGACCTGCAGTTGATTGCGACTACATCCAGGCGAGACTCTGGTGGTGCTGTCTGGATTGCGGATTGGAACACGAGCACCACATTCGGAGAAGAGCTCGTCATGCTGGTTGATGGCAGACTGAGGCTCGACAGTATCTATCACAGGGAGTCGCCGGCAAAGGACACTTACACAGGAGTGACATCAGACAGCAACCTATACAGTTAGCATATAACAGGGGAAAACCCCGTGAAGATTGATGGCCTACATATCAGGCCCCATCTCTCAGTAGACATGGAAGAGAACTCTCTTGTCATCCTGGGAGTATGCGCAAGGGCACTGCGCCAACTCGACATAGCGGAGACGGAGATTCGCCGCTTCAGGCGAGAGGCAATGTCCGATGACCGTGAGCACCTGATCGCAGTTGTCCAGAGTGTCTTCGAATGCTAAGAGGAGCCATAGTTGGCGGAAGAAGGGAAGAATGAGTCCTATCGAGAAACTTCGCCTCTGCCCCCGTTGTGAGGGCAACATTTTGGCGGACAAACAGAAGATTTGTCCTCTATGTTCTCTAGACGCAGCCATTGGAGGCATCCGAGGATGGAGAGTGGGATGGAGGGGGCTTTATTGGGAGAACGCGGCAGTGCGGAAAATCCGAATTACAGACTGGCACCCAACTCGACAGATAGGCAGAGCCCTGACCATGTTAGTCTGGCTGAATAACGAGTGTGAGTCTGGTATAGATTTCGAGTTACTCAAAGAAGGTGAAAAGAGAGTCTGTCTGATTCACTACAATGGCGAAGTAGCTACCTCTGCGGAGGTGACTGACGATTATGCCTTGCCCATCTGCAAGGCTCTTGTGGCATCGGGTGTAGCTGCAGAAACCGATTACTTCCAGATACAGGCAGAGAAAGATAAGAGAGAAAGGCGGGCGAGAAGCGCATTCGATATACAAGGTCCTGAGCCACACTGGGGGGCCGAGGAAGAAGCACGTGCTGCTGCATTTCCTGGCTAGGAGAGCAACATGAGGGATTTTCAGCCAGGGAGGCAGTCCCAGAATGGCAGGTCGATCTCTCACCGGTGATACTCAGAATGCTCAACCAAGGAGGAGAGAGGTGAACTACTGGGAAGGCATAATGAACTGGCCAATCGACTCAGATTGGAAGTGCGAGATCTGCGGAATGACTTCGCCAGGGTCGTCGGTGGGTCCTCTGTTGGGCGAGCCCTTCCTAACCTGGGGTTTCCGCAATGGTACATGCCGCTGTGATATCTGCCATACCCAGTACACGATGAGGGACTGGGGGGCCGAGAAGTTTACACCAGTAACCAGACCCATCTGTCTCCTGAAGCCAGAGTACAAGGCAGCCTTTGTCAAGCTCTGGGCAGAACACCACCGCCCAGTTGACCAGATCACAGACGAGGAATGGGAGGCAGCAGGGATCGTTCTCGAAGTTCCAGTCGAGTAGCACAGCACGGAGAAAGGAGTCAACTATGTCTTGGGATGTAACCCTGATGAAGGATGACCTCCCTGTAACTGTAGAATTACATACTGAGGGGGGGACCCAGGCCATTGGTGGCACAACTGATGCCTGGCTGAATGTCACCTACAACTACTCACCATACTACTATAAGTACCTGGACAACGACAAGAGTCTGAATTGGCTCAATGGACGAAAGGCCAGTGATTGCATTGAGCAGCTTCAGGCAGCTGTGATGAACCTGGGCACCGTGCGAGATCCAGACTACTGGAAAGCAACGCCAGGCAACGGAGGGCACGCCCTGGGCATTTTGCTAAGGTGGGCTCGGCAGCATCCCGACGCGACCTTCGAGGTCACATAGGAAAGGAGCGAGTCGCAGCTATGAGGGAGTGTTCAGAAGGCGCGGGACCAGCCTTCAGGGACACACGAGTGGGCAGAAGCATCTCTCGACACAGAGGCTATACCAGACCCTAGTTGACTCGTGGCCAGCGCCATCGCATCCGCAAGAGGCAGCACCAGGCCAAGAAGCGAGGCAGACGCAAGTAGAAAGGAGGACTGAAAGTGCATGCAAGATTGATTGTGCTTCTGGATAGGAAAGAGGGTGAGACCTCCTCTGATGCCAGGGAGAGAGCTAACTCACGCCTTATGAGTGAGAGCTTCACTGGAGAGGGGGGTCTGTTTGCCTCCCCTCCATCAGATTGGTTCGTTATCGGTGGCAGATGGTCAGGGCAACTGACCGAACTCAAGCTAGACCAGGACCAGTGGAAGGCCTTCCGAGTAGAGTATGAAGACCGAAGACTAGGCTGGATTAGCAAAAAGAATCCAGAGGAGAAGCAGAAGGCAAGAGCACAGAAGCTCTTCCGACAGTTCTTCCCTGAGTTCAAGGGGGAGCTACCGGTCAACCGAGATCCCTATGAGACCCTCGGTTTCGAAGACGACGCCCAGGTCCTGGACGAGGTGCTCTACGAGTTCCTGGAGGGACTTGAAGACTACGCTCAGGATGGTAGTCTCTACGAGGGCGGTTGCTTTGTCGATCTGGATGACCCTCGTGCTGGGCTAGACTTAGCTATCATTGGCAAGAAGTGGTGCGTGGTCATAGACTTTCACAGCTAGCTCCAAGAGGAGGTGATGCCAGGGCAAACGAAGCACCGTAGGTAGCTGTAGGCAGGGGGGTGACCTCAGGTGACCTTTAGCCAGAGGTGATTTGAGCTGACCTTTAGTCAGAGCTGACCGCTGACCGAGGGCAGCGAGAATAGTCAGAGCTGACCGTGGGCAGTAGCTGACCGTAGACAGTGAGAAAGGAGAAGAGTTATGGGTGGGCATGACACAGTAGTAGTAGCCAGTATCCCGAAGTGCAGTTTCTGCGATAAGCCTGGAGTCTATGATGCCAAAACTACCCTGGAACCCTGGGCCGATCTCTGTGAGGCGCATTTCCAGCAACTGGGCTGCGGCCTAGGTCTCGGGCGAGGTCAGAAGCGCATCCTGAGTTCGGAGTTGTCCAAGAACCCCGAGATCAGCTTCGAGGATTGGATGCACCAGGTTGACGTTGCACTGGAGTCGGAGATTGGCATGGACTCCAGTATCTTGCCAGACCGAGACTACTACACCTATTATGAGTCAGGCATGAAGCCGAAGGAGGTGGCGCAGGAGGTTCTTGAAGAAGAGATGGGTGGCTTACTCGGATAGGGGAGCCTAGCTCCCCACATTCTCCTAAGGAGAGAGAGAGATGCCAGAGGAATTGTTCTACCAGATCACCAAGCCCAGGGACTACTGTTATATTGGAGTCTGGTTCGACTCACCAGAGAAGTCCTACTCGAACGAAGTCGGGGTGACCTTCAAGGCTGACCCTGATGCGGGGTCCCGTGCCTCATGGTCCATTCAGGCAAAGTCCTACCGCGAGATGGTCCGGCTACTGGCAGTGGCGCACAAGTTCGCTGTGGATTCGAATGTACCAGGGGAGCAAGACAGAGTTGATGTCGGTAAGCTTCTTGCATACCTTGAGGAGACAGGGTGCCAAGCCGTAAAGGATGACCGCCTCGACAAGTGGGTTCGGGTCAGCGAGCTTGAGCCAGGAGAGCTCTGGGAGATCGACAGAGAGACTATGAGACACGCATATCCTGCTCAACGCTTCTACCAGTTCCAGGCCTTGGCCTTGGACGAGGGCGAGGCACAGAGGCGTATTGCAAGTGCCATTTGCGAGGCTGGCAGATGGGACTTCCTGAGAGAGTGGCTAGACGAATGTCTGCCAGTTGTCAAGGATACCAGTAAGAAGGCTCCAGAAGTCATCACACTTGACATGGCGAGGCAGTTCCTGGAGACGAGGCCACAGGCGGAGTAGCAACATAGCAACTTGGGGCTGCTTACTATTAGCAGCCCCGGAAAGGATAGGAGATGAGCTGGGAGAATATCTTCCGACTATACGAAAAGGTGATTGAGGAGGCATCTGAGAGGGACTTGGGGGAACCCCTAGCAGACTTTCTGTCACGCCATCATCCTAGGGAGATACCAGATGAGCTTGACGAGCTGACCGTGCAGGCCCTTCTAGCTATGGCCCAGTACGATGCGGGTGTTGTATTTGGTGGGGTCTCCGGTATGGGTATGCGCTTTGCAGCGAGAAGCACCATTTTGGTAACCTCCCTTCTGCACTCAGCCTACCTCGTTGGCAAGCAGGGCAAGTCCCAGGAATGCAGTGAGGAGCCTAGTGGCAGTAGCGAAGAGCCCAGCTGGGAACAGGCTTTCGAGGATCTCTCGCAACTACACAAGTTTCAGGCTGAGTTCAAGGAGGAGTTCCCAGACGTAGACCCCGAGATGGGCGAATCCATTTGCAGGTTGAGGCTCTTCCTGGAAAGCAACTACAACAAGCAGGTCTGTACGGAGCATCGCAGGACTGTCGCAAAGGCTTCCGATGCCATATTCGACTACCTGGTACAGGGGTTGTCACATTCAGATCCTTCAGACCTTGCCGAGGACACCTGGCTGCAAGTGACCTGGCATCTGGCTGGGGCTATCTTCAGCTCAGGCTATACGAAAGGGAGGGCAGAGAAGTGACTAAGAAACTCTTCTGTGTGGAGACTCGCGAGGTGTGGATTCAGCCAGTCTACATACTGGCTGGGTCCCACGAGGATGCTAGGAAGCGAGTGCAGGATGGCGAGGGAGCGCAGCACGCAAATGGCTTTGAGTACTCTCACACAATGGGACCCGAGTACTCGGGCTGGCCTACCAATGAGGTCCAGGATGAGAAAGACATCAAGTTCTTCACGGAGCTTCTCCAGCGGGAGGAGGACGTGGACGCACTTGATGAACATGAGGCTTGACAGGAGACAAAGCTATGAAGAAGAAGGTGTGGGTCACTCCCGACCGAATGTTGATGCAGACAGGGCATGCAACATTCGACAGACAGACTAACGTCATCAGCACGGGCAACATTATAGCCAACACACAGAATGCCTTCTACGTGCGTGGCGAACTGTGTGTCAAGTGCTGGGGTCCAAAGGCCTATCAGCCAGGTGAGCTGCGTGACTTCGACCTGGGCAATTGGCCGAAGATGCCCCTTTCAGTGCGGAGAGCAATCGTCCGAATGACTACAGGACGACAGGATTCTATTTGGGCTTCAGAGTTTTTCCACTATAACAGCCACAGGTGCATCATACATGGCTATATTGTCACCACATCTGATCACCAGTTATTGGACACATTCGTGACTGGCCCAACTTACAAGAGTGCGGCTGTTATCAAGGGAGTCCTCCCATATGTTGCAGAGCTGGTGGCCGAGGGAGAGAAGTGAGGTCTCGTGTTCAATTAGGAGGGCAGAACAATGGCTAACACCTATACCCAGTTCAGTGAGATGATCCCCTGCGAGACAAAGGAGCAACAGGAATGGCTCATGCAGGAGATCGCAGTGGCAGTCTACGATGATGATGGCGCGAGACACCCAGCATGTGATCTTAGGGCAGACAGAGAGAATGTCTGGGTCTATTCGGAGGACTCGGCTGACATCGGTGCATTAGCAGATATAGTCGCCGACTTCCAGTTACGGTTCGAGGTAGACGAGCCCTGGACCCTTACCTGGGCCGAGACTTGCTCTAAGCCTCGGGTAGGCCAGTTTGGTGGCGGAGGAGTGGTCGTCTACAGAGGTAAAGTCAGCTGGCTGAATACCTGGAGTTGGTGTGAAGCTGAGAAGGGAAGGATGGAAGTCTCATGAGTCTCTACCCACAGCAGACAACGAATCCCAATGTTCCCGAGGACGTCTTCCTGGTAGCTGAGGTTGAGACCTATGAGAGGGTCACCTACTTCATCGACCTCGAAGGCAATTGCTGGCGGGTCAGTGGCTGGGCATCAAGCGGGACCCGGCCTGTTTACCCATTCCAGCTCTGTAGACTCACAGGCGACACCTGGAAGACGATTGAGGCACGCTACGATTCGTGGAAGCGTCAGCGGGAAGAGGAGGGAATATAGATGGCAGAGGATCCAAAAGCCACAGCTCAGAAGATCGTGGGCCTGGCGAAAGGGCCTGTTGTGAGATTTGTCAAAAAGTATCAGCCAGCTGAGGCAGCAGCAGCAGTCGAGGCGGTAGCCAAGCATTCAGCTACCATCGTAGAGATATCTGAGGCTCTTCACGGGTATGCTGCTATGATCCATCTATCAGTAACCTATCTTGCAGAAGGCCCTGAGCCTCCTGAGCCATTCCAGAAGGCTTCGGTCGCCTTTGTACTCTCCCTCTTCATGGCAGGGTACAACGCGGGGGTAGCAGACACACAAAAGGAGGAGCACGATGCTCAAGTTCCCTGAGAAGATGACGATGGGGGAGTGCTATAAGCCAGCGATGGAGATCACCGACCAAGAGCAGGCTGACGAGTACTTCGAGGCACTGGTAACTCGCTCTATGACGTTCTTCGGGCAGTCAAGAGAGGAAGCGGAGAGCATCCAGCGACAGAACCTGGGCTACTGGGCAGGATACTATGACCGCGAGACCAGGGTCAGGGTTGAGCGGCTCTTCCGCTGTGCTCATCCCATCTTTGGCAAGGCAGAGGTAAGCGTACCCACTGCCGAGGAGGCATACCAGGCAGGTGTAGACCTTGCAAGTGGTACTTGCCCCAAATGTGGACAGTGGTTCGCTACTCACAACGATGATGGCTCCTGTGTAGGGGACTAGCAGAGGAGGAAGCCAGTGAAACCGAGACTAAGGAAACGGCGAACAAGGAAGCAGAAGACAGCCGTTTGTGATACTTGCGGAGAGAACTTCCACCCTTTCAAGGTGGCGGGTGAGGAGGAGGATACAACCTGCGTTCGCTGCCGGCACCTGAAATTGGAGCTACCTGACGATCGCTTTGTCGAGTTCCTCAAGCGAGCGGTGGTTCGACTACGCGAGGGCTTGGAGCTTCAGTACTTCGACTGTACAGAGATCGGAGCCAAGGAGACTCATTGTTCATGGGGCACATGCAGCCATGATGTAGAGGCGTGGCCTGATGCAGAGGATCACTTGTGGCCTGATCAATTCGTTGGACCTGGTTACCAGCGAGTAGCTCCGAAATATCACAAGTTGAGGCACTTCTGTCCGTTTGACAGGCGAGTCGGCAGTCGCTTCAGTGGTAAACCTAAAATTGCCAGCTTCCCAGATGGATGCTTCTATCGCTGTATGATCTTCAACCCAAAGGGCTCTCGACCAACTCGGGAAGAGGCTATCCTACTGTACGAAGCACAGATTGTGAGAGCTTGCAAGGGGGGTTAAGGATAACTCTGTCTCGCGTAGTGGATTGACAGAAGAGGAGGGAGTAATGTCAACGTCGGTGGACGAGCTTCAGGTATTCATGGAGAAGCATCAGGCGAAAGACATCGAGGAGGCGACGCGGCTTTACAACACTATCCCTGTACTTAGAGAGGTGGCCCTGGCGATCGGCAACCTGACGCAAGTGATAATGGTCCTAGCGTTGCCCCCCCAGTCAGAGCAGGACGCGAAGGAAGTTGCGAACCTGGTAAGGATCTTCGCAGTGACTCTGTACCTGGTAGGATACAGGGCAGGGAAGGCGGAGGGCAATGGCTCGGTGTGACAATTGGAGAAAAGCCTACAGCGAAGGTCAGCCGATAGTGGTGCCAGCCTGTGACCGAGGTTTTGCCATACTAGAGCTGACCATCACCTACAGAGAGGGAGATAATGATACCCTGCTACTCTGTAGGGTAGGGCCTGCGCAAACAGGATTGCCAGAGATGCTAGGAAGCATGGGTACACAGTGCGAAGGAGAAAGCTGTAGGGGGCTATTGATGCAAGTTAACTGGATTCCCTGCGAGGAACGGCTGCCAGCAGAAATGGACTTCTACTGGGTAGGCTGGTATGGCTCTCTACGGAAGAGGAAGCCGATAATCGGCGAGTGGCTTCCCAGAGTAAGGGCTTGGTATCTGGAAGGCCACCATTATCGGCCAGGAGAGGTGCTGGCTCCCACGCACTGGGCTGAGGTAGATTGGCCTGAGCCGCCACAAATAGGAGAGGGGAGAGAGACAGTATGCAAACTCTAGACTTTGGCGAGGTCATGGAGAGGGACGACTGCTGGTTTGACCACTATGATCTGGCTTGTCCCTACTGTAGCGGAGAAGGTGAGCACAAGTGTCAGACCTGCGGTGGTGAGGGATTTGTGGAGTGTCTGGCATGTGAGTCCTCTGGTCGGGTGGATGACAAAGACTGCCCAAAGTGCGATGGCGTAGGTTGGTGGACCTGCGAAGATTGTGGTGGCTCTGAGACGATTTCCTGTGAGCACTGCGACAATGGCCACTTCGAGGTCTTGTGGAACACTGCCTTTGAGGTCAAGGTCTGGGATGACTGGCTAGACGTTGATCGCAACAGTGACAAGTGGAAGGAAGCCCATAAGCTGGCCTGGGACATGGGCTTCTGCCTAATTGAGCATGGGCAGAAGCGGTACCTCCTCATGGGTATGTGCGGGCAGGACTGCACCTGGTTGATTCACTACACCAGGTGGAAGCTACAGAACTTCCTGGACATCGAGGACTGCTACCAGTGTCTTGGGTCTGGTGGCTATGTCTTCCTGCTTGAACCAAAGCGTCAGGAGTTATGCCGATATATCAAAGGTCACCTTACTACGCCTGAGAACTATGCCAGGAGCTATGCATGTGACATCGTCAGGCTTGATACTATCATGGGAGGGCAGCTATGATTCTCTATTCGACCACTTTCAATTTCGGCGAGGTGCTCCAGATGCAACCTGGAGGAGACAACATGGTGCGCCACGAACTGGTAGACCAAGCCTGGCTCCGTTGGGCATACGAAGATCCAGCAGGCCATGCGAAGTATGACGAGGTCGCACAGGGTACAATCGAGATAGGCGCCACGGGGTACACCGTTGCGATTGAGATGGAGAAAACATGAGACTCAAGGTAGAGATGCCTGCGAAGATCATGAGGAAGAGTAATGAGCCTCGATCAAAATGGGATGTATCAGATGGGCTTTGGGAAGACACAATCACCGTAGCCTTAGAGTGTGTAGGAGAGAATGAGGTGTCTGTATCTCTACGACATCCCGACATAGGCTATATCACCTTCGCTTGCCAGGCTGCGGAACTTCTGCGGGCGGTGAGGATGCTAGTAGAGTAAAAAGGAAGGAGGGGATGGAAAAGGTGTCTGAAAAAGCCTGGAGACTTGATGCCCAGCATGACACTTGGCCTGACCGCTATAGCTTTGGTGCTGCACTCACCCTCGATCGGAGGCTGGCTCCACCCATCAAGCTACGGCTCCATATTCACTTCGGCATTCACACCTGGTACATTGAGCTGTACCGACAAAGGCCAATGATTCGAAAGGAGTAAACACTGTGACCCTAACCTCACGTCAATACGTTGCTGGGTCGGGCCACTTATGCCCTGTCTGTCGGTCACTTGATATCGGAGGTGGGCCTGCTGTCACTCAGTCTGCCATAGTCTTCCATCGTTCCATGCACTGTAACTGCTGTGGCTCCACTTGGCTCGACATACACCAGCGCGTCTATCGACTTGTGGGCTATGAGCAACTGAAAATAAGGAGAGAACACTATGCCAATGACCGCCAGGGCTAGAACACTGCTCTTGAATCAGTGGAAGGCCTTCTTGAAGTCGGGGCTGGCCAGGGAGAAGTTTGGTAAGCGGCTCTATCGCTGTCTCACATTGTACTGCTCTTTCATCGCACACTATGACCTGGATGGGTTCTATACCTATTACTTCTGCTCAGGTGGAAGGAAGATATGCGAGTTCCTCTCTCAGTTCGATGCGAGGGGAGACTGTGCATCTGCTGAGCTAGGTATGTCCTACTGGTTGGACAACGAAGAAGGAATCGGCCACGCAATGGTTGAGATAGCAGAACCCTACGTAGCAGCATTGATGGAGCAGGCGATGAAGGACCAGGAGCTAGTTGACATGAAGGAGGCTCGGGCTCTCATGCAGAGAGCTAATCCTACACTACTCCGCGAAATCGAGGAGATGTTTGGACCTCTCGCCTACTGAGTTAAGTAGAAAGGAGGAGGAAGATGACTGACTGGCAGGTTTTCCTTGCTACCCTTAGGGTTGGCCTGAGGTTCGCTGTAGGATTTGCTGCACTAGCGCTAGTTGTGGCATTAGCCAACTGGGTGCGACAGAGGAAGGGACACTAATGGAGTACCTAGGCGAGGTTCCAGACCGAGAGAGGCATACAGTCGTCAGGATGACTGGACGTGAGTACCAGGCACTATGTGCACTGGTAGATTGCATATGGCGTCGTCAAGGAGTCGGGGGACTTCCAGCGAGCCGACAGGATATGACTGAATTCCTAGAGTTTGCGCGTAGGATAATTGAGGAAAGGGGAGAGACATGAGAGCTCCAGTACTACACACTCACATCGAGGACGTCCTGCCTGATGACCACCCACTTGCTTTCGACACGGTCTACTGCGAGGGACCCGAGTGCAATCGTATGTTGCATGCCTTCAATAACGAGTGCATGCAAACCTGGGTGGAGACAGGAAAGGGCAACTACTGTATCTGGTGCTTCATGAGAGTGACAAAAGGCCCAGAGGTACTAGAGGAAGAGTGGGGATTGCCCGATGGCAAAGCACCACGGTGACAGGAGGAGAGAGCATGAGCGAACCAGAACCTCTTACAGGTTCAGCAGCCAACCTACGAGCATTTGTTCAGAAGTACTGGCCAGAACAGGAAGGTGAGGGGAGTCGCCTCTACGCATCCCAGCTAGTTATCCGAGAGATAGGACTCGTGCTCTGCGACTATGCGATCATAGCAAGTCGAGCAGATAAAGCAAGCCGAGCAGATGAGATAGATGCTGCGGATACCGTAGAGCGGCTAGAGAAGCTATTCAAGATCCTCTCAGTGAGCATATTTGCAGCAGTGCGGAAGTCACTAGCTGACTCAGGAGTGATTTTTCCAGTCATCAAAGAAGAGGGAGGAGAGTAAGATGGGACAATACTTCGTCGCGGTATCGCTGGATTCTCGGGAATGGGTCAATGCTCACAGCTTTGGCAACCCAGTCAAGCTGAGGGAGATGGCCAACAACCCAGCAGGCGTAGGGGTAGCCCTGATGATCCTACTCGCCTGTTCTAGTGGGCGGGGAGGGGGGGACTTCCCTGACAACCCAGTGGTGGGCAGGTGGGCAGGCGACAGAATTGCCCTCATAGGTGACTATGCGGAGGATGATGATCTGCCGGCAGACTACCTGGGTTACGGGGCCTCGAAGATCTATGGTCTCTGTACCCGTAAAGGGGATCCACTTGAGGACCTGGAGGGTGAACCCTACACAGACATCTCCGACTTGGTGAAGCCAGTGATCGAAGCTGTCTGTAGAATAAGGTTCGAGCAGGATGAGAGTGGCCTCCTCTTCAAGCGGGACCTCGCCACAGGCAAGCGTATCAGGCCAACGATATGCCCTGACTTCGTTGTTGGGAGTGGAGGGATTCGCCGAGAGCCGCTCCTCAAAGGAGGCCTTGAGGAATGAAAGCAAGAATTCAGGTAGAGGCAGTTCTAGGAAAGGACTTACTGCCTGGAGATCTCTTTTCCTCAGGAGGCCCTGGGTATTGGGACACTGCTATGGACAAGGGCAGTGTCGGTGAGAAGGTCTACATCAGAACAAATGCTCCTTGCCCAGAAAGCCAGGAGAATGAGCCTATCTTCAGGATCACCATTGAGTTGAGTGACTGAGGAGAAAAGGGATGAGTGCACAAAGTGGGGACGAGTGGGTCTCTGTCGAGGGATTCTCTATGCTCTGGAGGCTTACATGTGCTCTGGCTATGGAGCTTGATATAGACCCCGAGAGGCTGGTTGAAGCGTTCACCAGCGAGGCGGCTATGGACTATTGCCGACAATTAAAGGATATAGTCGCAGCTTGGCCCAAAATTCGTCCGAATGGGGAGAGCGGAGAAGACTAAGGAGGAATGAGACTATGGTTATGTCACCAGAGGAGTACGCAGAGAAGGGAGGTGTCCTCTGTCCAGCCTGCGGGCCAGAGACAGGGGAATACACAGTTGAAGGGAGACAGGTGCACATCAGTTTTGGCCGTGCTACCCAGCAGTGTACGTGTCTCGCTTGCCATGCTGAGTGGACTGACGAGTACGAACTGACTGGTTACAGCAACCTGGAGCAGAACCTAGAACAGGAGGAAACCCAATGAGCCACTTTACTGTACTTGTGCCTGCGGACGACGTGAACGATCTCGAGGACAGGCTCCTGCCCTTCATGGAGAACTGCTGCGGAACCCCGCCTTACGATTATATGACCTTCTTCGACGAGGAGGACAGACTTCAGGATAAGGGCAAGGAGATCATCGTAGCAGACTCCTACGCGGGCGAGAAGAACCCCGAGTCTGTCGGCAAGACCCATCTCCAGTTCTTCGGCCAAGGAGACTTTGACAAGTTCTGCGAAGAGTGGGCAGGCCTCAGCCGAGATCCCCTCGAAGGTCGCATCGGGTATTGGCAAAATGAAGACGCCAAGTGGGATTGGTATTCAGTTGGAGGTCGCTGGACAGGCTACCTGCAACTGAAGCAGCAGGTCACTCCAGCGGATGTCGCGAGAGACATAGTGGGCTATGGCAGACCTGGCGTCTTTGGCAAACCTCAAAGAGGCCCACTTTGTTGCGATTGGGCACCCGTATCCTGGATAGACTGGAAAGGAATGCGAGACAAAGATTTCGAGGAAGCCCTAGAACACTTCCGCACCTTCAAGAAGTGCCAGGCTGAGGCCGAAGCAATGGACGTCCAGGCTCACCTTGACGAGTTCAGGGTTGACTTCCTAAAGCTCCTTGAGGAGAGGGAAGATTGGCAGGGCACACTCCATGAGTACACCGAGCAGAGGCTCCTAGGAGACATCCTACGGAGAGAGAAGATCTTCCTCTGGGGCCAAGATGACCTCCTGGCACTGTCCGAGGAGGAGTTCATCCTGAAGCAGAAGGCCAAGGCACTGACTTTCGCCTTCGTGGATATGGAAGGCCGCTGGGTGCAGCGGGGCCAGATGGGATGGTGGGCCCTGGTGAGTGACAAGAACGAAGGCTACGATGCAACCTTCTGGTTATTTGTGAAGAGGCTTGAGGAATCAAGTCCCAACCAGAGGTGCTACCTCGTGGATTGCCATATCTAAGGAGAGATCACAATGACTACAGACGAATTAGCTATCCCGGAACCCGACGAGGACGAGTTAGCCAAACTGGAAACCGACGGACTGGAAGCTAGCCTCATCGTCAAGACCTGGCAAGAGAAGGAGGTCTGCTTCCACCTCCTGAAGACACCCAGGGCATACTCCTTTGGGGGCCACTACTGTGGCTACTGTGTCTTCCCCAAGAGGCCAGTGATCGAGCAGGGATACTATGGACTGCTAACCTATGTGCCCATCCACGGCGGTATCACCTACGCCAGGGAGACCAAGGAAGGCAGGATGGTCTATGGCTTCGACTGTGCCCACGCAGGAGACGAGGATGACCTAAGGTGCAGGGACGAACTATGGCTGACTCACGAGGTGGAGACAATGGCCCTGGCTATCCTCATAGCTGCGAAGCATGAGGAAGCCTACCTTCTGGCAAAGGATAACGAGGCGAAGGCTGCTGTCATCCAGGCATTCATTGACAAGACAACCGATATACTTGAGCGAGATCTGACGGTGGCAGATAACTTTGGCGTGATGATAAACCTGCTGTGTGGAAGACTGTAATGCCACTCAGGAGGGGAGGAAAGCGACGGCAACAGAATGTATTCATCTGGACAACCAAAGATGGCACCCAGTTAAAAGTAACCCAGATGACAGATAGTCACCTGGCGAATACCGAACGCTTTCTTGAGAGAAGGCTCCTCAGCTTGAAGGCACAGAAGGCAGTTGGGACTGAGATGTTGGGCCTTCTGAAGGGGACGCCCTTGACTGAAATGTGGCAACTACTCTGGTCATCTTTGGCTAGACTCTATGTCCTTGGTCAACAGATTCGACAATGTGAGGAGGCGAGAGGACATATTCGGGCAGAGATAGACTCTAGGAACCTGCCCCGAATCAGAGAAAGCTGATTCGATGCTTGATTCCCACCTGCGACCACGGGACTGGGGGGACTTCATCGGACAGAGCTTCGTCAAGGGAATACTACAACAGGCTCTGAGGGCAAGCCAGGACCGAGGAGAGCCGCTGGACCACGTTCTGCTCTATGGTCCAAGTGGGCTCGGGAAGACCAGTCTAGCTCGGCTGGTGGGAGGAAAAGCCTTGGTAGAGATGCATGGTCAAGACCTGTCTCTGCTAGGGCGAGTTCTAGCACGAGGTGAGGGGGCAGGATGTATCTTCATAGATGAGTTTCACACCCTGGATAGTAGCTTCCAGGAACTGATGATTCGACTCATAAATGAAGGGAGGTTGGGGACGGTCATTGCGGCCACAACACGACCTACCGAGATCATCACCCCTCTCAGGAACAGGTTTGGGATCTCACTCAGATTGGACTTCTACTCAGAAGACGCCCTAGCTCAGATAGCTAGGAATTCGGCAGAAGTTCTTGCGTTGACACTGACTGAGGACGCTGATAGTGTGCTTGCCAAGAGGTCTAGGGGCACTCCGCGAGTTGTGAATCAGCTCCTAAGGCGTATCAGGGATATGGGAGCCAGCTTTACGGGGGTCACCATCGGGGAGGCCCTGAGCGGGCTAGGTACTGATACTTGGGGTGTACGCCGTGACGAGCGAGAGTATCTGAGAATCCTAGCTTTCAGGTTTGGGGGTGGACCGACTGGCTTAGCAACCTTAGCAGGCTCGATGGCTGAGACGCCCGAGACTCTCAGAGAGCTCTACGAGGTCTACCCTCTGAGACGCGGCCTTATCGAGATCACCTCCAGGGGACGCAAGCTCACTCTGGAAGGAAAGATCTATGTCAGCAAGATATGACTAGGCGAGCAAGGATTCTTTGGCGTATAGCTGAATACGGAGCTTGCCTTCTTGGCCTTGTCCTGGTGATCACTGGGATAGCTATAATCGGCTTTGGGGAACTCGGCTATCTGCCAAGAAGGTCAAAGCTCTGGGGGGAACTCTTAGCATTAGCTCTCTCGCTAGTGGGATTAGCGCTCTGTGTACTCGCTGGGCTAATAAGGTACAGATTATGAAGTCGATGGGGGGAGGCACAAAGCTATGAAACCAGCGCCTGATTTTCTCAGTCAGTACCAGGAATGTCATGACTGCGGAGCGAAAGAGGGAGATCTGCACACACTAGGTTGTGACATGGAACGCTGCCCAGTGTGCGGTAGGCAGGCTATAACCTGTTGGGAGCATTGTTTCTACCCTGATGGGAGTCCACGGGAGAGTTTCGTTCAGGGAGACCGATACCCTTATATCATCATACCGGTGTACTGTTGCAGATGCCTGGAACCCTATCCTAGCTTCTTCAACGCTGACGATTGGGACGAGGTCGTGTCGCCTGATCTGCGAGGCAAGGTTCTGTGTGAGGAATGCTTCAAATTCGTGAAGGCGGCGTGGACGAAGGCACAGACATCGGCCAGGGAGGAAGCGGAATGAACAGAAAACTACTATCACTGACCCTACTTGCCATGTTTGTGACTTTAGTGACAGCAGGTGTAGCGCTTGACCAGGAGGTGGTGCAGCTAGAGAGTGAGCGAGAAGTACTCCGCTTACAGCAGGAAATTGATCATCTTGACGAAGCGACATTTGCATCACTGGTAAGGACTGGTCGGATTCTGCAGGAAACGTACATCCTCGATGAACTCTTCGCTGATGGCTACTATGTCAAGATCGACCGCACAATACCTGTCGGCAGAGGTCGATGCACCATCAAGGCCTTCACGAAATGAGTCCACGAGTGATCGCAGCATTTCTCATCCTAGCCATCAATGCTGCACCAAAGAACCCAACACCTATCTACATGAAAGCTGTGGTTGGAGTCTGTGCTAGCATCTACGATGTGGACATCGAGTTGTGCTACTGCATTATAGAGGGTGAGTCAGAGTGGAATCCAAATGCAAAGGGGGACAATAGAAAGTCTGTAGGTCTCTGGCAGTGGAGGGAAGAGTCAATCAGATACGCCTTCGATGACATGGGGATATGCTGGGACTGGATAGAGGACGGCGATCCGCGCCTGAATATATGGGCAAGCACGCTTGCTGCTTGCTATGCACTAAATCAGGGCTGGGGCTGGTGGTCAGTACAGGAACAATGTGAAAGAGAGTTAATCGGAGGATAACATGCTTCACGTTAGCAGACCATTCGTAGCAAAGCCAGGAGAGGTCTTTGTCGTGTCAGGGATACAGGAAGAGAGCTGGCAACTCTGTCCTGAGTCTGAAGCTGAGGGAAAGCGGGTCATTGTGTGTACCCACTGTGACAAGCCAGCTATCCAGCTAGACCACTTCTGGCCCTACTACTCAGACCACAATCTTTGTGCCTTTCACGCTGCTCCGACAGGTTGGGCTAAGACACAGTGGGGCAAAAAGTGGCACTGGATAGAGAAAGGGTTGTTCACCTGCTGTTGGGGCCTCCGCTACAGTGGTCGAGTCAGACTAGCTGTGGACAAACCAGAGGAGGGGACTATTTGCAAGCGGTGTCACGCTCAAATATCAAGGAGGTGAGATGGCTGACTGGGCCTCGGCATATCCTGACAGTCCAGATTCAGTAGCAAGCGTGAAGCTGCTAAGGGATAATTCTACAAAGTCTCAGTGGGCCGAGAAACTACTCACGGCAGCACAGGTGCCCTTTGAGTCGGTTTCCACGACTGACCGAGCTAAATTGCCTATCCTGGTGTTTAGTAGCAAACAGGGTATCGTGGAACTAGTGGGCTTGCCTCTCATCAAAGCCTGTGCACAGTGGTTTGCGCGAGCAGTAGTGGTGTCCATGCTGTACAAAACTGCTGCAAGGAACCTGTCAGCAAGCGCGAGTGATGACAAAGAAGGGGGAGACACGAAGTGATCTACGTTGAGAGTCCAACCTGGCTGTCGCGGTTCAGCCTTCAGAAGAAGGTTCTGTTCCTGGCTGGCGGCATAACGAACTGCCCTGACTGGCAGCAAGAGATGAGACAGATGTTAGCAGATACCGATTGGCTCTTGCTCAACCCACGTCGGAAGCACTTCCCAATTCATGACCCCTCTGCTGCACCAGCACAGATCACCTGGGAATACATGCATCTACGCAGAGCAACTGCAATCCTGTTCTGGTTTCCCTGTGAGACGATCTGCCCGATCGTCCTGTACGAGCTCGGGGCATGGTCTGTAATGGACAAGCCTCTATTCATAGGTGTCCATCCTGACTATAGCCGACGGCAGGATGTTGAGATACAGACCAGCCTTGTCAGGCCTGACTTGAGTATCGTGTACTCACTCGAGGAACTGGCAGAGGTTGTTCGCAATGCCTGACTTACTCCCCTTCGAGGTCATAGCTGCTTCCAGGCAACTTCTCTCAGAGGCTGAGGCAGAGTCTGGCGTACTCTCAGTCGAGTTCGCTGCAGTGACTGGCTCCCATTCCTGGGCGCTCGCTACCGAGGAAAGTGACATTGATGTGCGAGGAGTATTCGGCAGACCTCTCCATCAAATTCTGGCTCTCCAGCAGATTTTATACCCTGATACTTGGCAAGGTTCTTGTGATCTGCTCGACTGGCAGCTATACGAGGTGGCCAAGACTCTGAGAATGCTTTGTGCAGCGAACGGGAACGTGGTTCAGATGTTCTACAATCCTCTCAAAGTCCGCTGCACTGAGTGGGGGGAGAGGCTAAGGGAACTTGCCAAACTCTGTCTGACAAAGCGGTTGGCGAGATATTTCCTGGGCTACGCGACGAGTCAGCGGAAAAGGGCTATGCGAAATCGCGGTGGGAAGGCCCTGATCTACACCTTCCGAGAAATATATGCAGGCATCTACCTTATAGCCGAGGGAGAGATCATCTTCGACTTTGGCAGCCTCTGCGAGGCCATAGAGTCTCGATGGTTCAAGTCGAACGTACTCCCCTGGGCCATGGCACATAGACACATACCAACACCAGTTGCGATTGAAACTGAATTCGAGAAAGAATGGCTATCACTACAGGAGATCATGTTGCGAGAGGTAGTCCATAGTTCTCTGCCCGCACGAGAGCCTGAGGACTTTGAGACTCGATGCAATGACCTTTTGATTGACTATCGCCTGCAGGGGATGAACCGTGGCTGATCCACTCTCGGGCAAGCAGTGGATGGTTGTCTTAGGAGACTGTCGCAAGGTCATGGCAGAAATGCCCAATGGGTGTGCTGATATGGTGCTAGTTGATCCGCCTTGGAATGTCTCACAGAATGTCACGATTCACAGATCAATGAATCCTGAGAAGTATGGCAAGTATGCAGATAAAGACATCTCTCTCGATTTCGGAGATTGGGACCACTTCGAGAGTGAAGCTCACTACCTTAAGTTTACCGCAGAATGGATGGAGCAAGCAGTCAGGGTAGTGAAAGAGGCGGGACATCTAGTAGTCTTCTTTGATACGAACAAGGTTTCCTATTTGATCGAAATTGGTAAAAGATTCGGTTGCAGGATGCGCCAAAATCTTTATTGGGTTAAGAGCAACCCAGTTCCAAGAGCTCGTAAGGTGAACTTTATGAGTGCAGTTGAGCACGCAGTTTGGCTTACCAAGGAGCCAAGAAAGGGTGCTACCTTCAACTATCAGCTCGGTCAACAGAGCAACGTCGTCAGAGCACCAATCGTCCATCACACTAGGCGTATACACACGACACAGAAACCAGTCGCAGTCCTATCCACCTGGATCAGATATCTGAGTAACGAGGGCGATCTTATCCTCGACCCCTTCTGTGGATCAGGGGCTACTATCGTAGCTGCATTACGTCTAGACCGCAGGACAATTGGTATTGAGCAGGACGAAGGGTACGCGGCAGCTGCCCAGAAATGGATAGTCAATGACTGCCCAATGTTCAACATACCAGGAGAGGTGACATGACCAAAGTCCGTGCTGAAGCACAACGGCTGGTGGACGAGGGGGCCGTCATCGCTCTCGTTCGTACAAGCTCTAGCACCTATGCCATAGTCTTAGAGGGCAACAAGCATTATGCCACCAAAGTCTATGTCAACGGTCACTTCACTTGCGGCTGTGATTGGGGCAAAGCCCACTCACGCACCGACAACCTCTGCGTCCACGCACTGGCGGTGAGGTTGGCTGCAGAGGAGGCAAGGGAGACAAGATGAGCCTAGGAAGACAGAAACCAAGTGAGTACTTTCTAGGAGCTATCCTACGTGGCTATGACAAAGAGAAGGCTACAGGAAGCGAGGTGACATGTTCTGCCATATGGAATCATGTATGCCGTGAGTGTATACAGAGGCCTGGTGCGTTTCTCACAATGTTCGAGTGGGATACACGCAAAGGCAAGCAGAACCGAATTAGCACGATAGCAGACTGCATCCGTGCAGGGCTAGTGCCAGGACTCAAGCTAGAGGTTAATGAGAAGGGTTATGAGAGGGTAGTGGAATGATGTATGCTGTCCGATGCTGAACATACCAGGGGAGGCAGGATGAGAAAACGACGGATTGCAATAGTAGTTTGTCCTGATTGCGGCTTCATTGACAACGATGTTTGCTTTGAGCCAAAGTGGGGATTTACAGAGTGGCACTGTCCAGAATGTGGTCACATTGTAGACCTAGTAAAGGAGCTCGGAATCACTTATGGAGAACAGTTGCCATTGAATATGTCAGGGGAGGCCACATGAAGAGGATCTACGTAGCTGGCCCCTACACCGAAGGCGATGTGGCACAGAATGTCCGCATCGCTATTCTAGCAGCACACAGGCTGTCACAAGCAGGATATGTGCCTCATGTTCCACACCTATGTCACCTTTGGCATCTGCTCTGCCCGCATGACATAGACTTCTGGTATGAGCAGGGTCTCTGCTGGGTTGAAGTATGCGATTGTCTTCTGCGCTTGCCTGGCGAGAGTGCTGGTGCTGACCTCGAGGTAAAACGTGCCCAGGAACTGGGTATCCCTGTGTACTGGTCAGTTGAGGGGGCATTAAGGGCAACATGTTAGGGCTAGGGCAGATGAGGCTGATAGCCAAAACTGGAGCCAAACTCCCTCAGCGCATTGAGGTTGCCAGAATCGAGAACTCTGCTGCAGACAAAATAGTCATCCGTCACCACTACCTCCACAGAAGGAGAACTGGTGGACTTCAGCTCTCTCATGGTGTGTTCTTCGATGGGGTAATGTCAGGAGTCCTAGTTTGGGCAAGCCCTACTTTTCATCATTTCAAAGGTTTGATCCCACCCCTCCACCAAAAAGAGGTAGTGGAACTAGCTCGCTTCTGGCTGAGTGACACCATGCCCTATAACTCTGAGACAGCTACACTAAAGCAAGGGATGAAGGCGCTGAAGAGAGATTGGCTTACCCATACAGGCTACCGCCCTGCAGTCGTTGTCTCATATAGTGATGCCGAGGTAGGCCACGAGGGCACCATTTACAAGGCAGCCAACTTTCGGTGCTGGGGGTTTGCCAAATCAGCGCGACTTGCAGACATTGACAAGGGATACAGTCGCAACCGAGAGAAGTGGAAGACTGACAGATACACAGGAGATCCTGTGGGAGAGGATGCCCCTAGGAGCTCAGGCACAAAGCGCATGTGGGTGTACTTCTTAAGGAAAGTGCCAGGAGTGGAACCGAGATGAGTGAGATGCTGGGTCCTTATATTTTAGGTCCAGCAGGCCCTAACTTTGGAGTATTCACAGGTGATGCTCGTATTTTGTCTGAGGCTATCCCTGATGAGTCAGTAGATCTAGTTCTCACAGATCCAGTTTACCGAAACTTTGACGACTACCGCTGGCTGGCGGAGACAGCAGTGAGAGTATTGAAACCAGATTCTGCTTGCTTGGCCTTCTGTGGGATCGGCTATTTGCCCGAAACCCTTGCAGCGATGCAGGTAGATGGACTTTCCTACAGATGGCGGCTCATAATCCGAACAGTCTATGCCAAGGAGTTTCATGGACGACTTTGCGTTATGACCCAGGAATGCCTGTGGTATGAGAAGGGCCATTCCCGCTTGCGACAGTCCCTCTTCGAGTGGAATAACTCGACCCACAAAGGTTTTTACGACGTGGACGGAGCAAACTGGGGAAAGGGTTTCGATATACTACTCCGGTACGTGGAGACCTTCACAGAACCAGGTGCTACAGTGTTCGATCCTTTCACAGGGGGTGGCACTGTCCCAAGTTGTTGTGTTGCATTGGGTAGAAAGTATTTAGCCTTCGAGATAGTCCCTAGCAAAGCAGAGATAGCCCGCGAGCGGATACGCACGATGCAGATGCCACTATTTGTCTTGGGGTCTGAGCAACAAGAGATGTTTTCACTGCGAACGCCGAGAAAAGCACAAAGTCCGCAATAA